AGCCTTCGTCGGCAGCGTCAGATGTGTATAAGAGACAGAGACTTATCATTACTGGTTAAATAAAGCTAGGTATACCTTGAGCAAAGGGTCGGTATATGAAATACCTATCTGGTTTAAAAGATGTTTAGAGTTGCATAAAGGTAAGTAAGGTATTTATTCCTATCCGAGTTAATTAGTTTAATCTTACGACTCACTACCTTGTAGGGTACTCCTTTCAATTTACAAATGTTTTTTATGGATTCTCCCTTTTCATAAAGGATATACCAATCTAGTATCTCTTTTAAAGAATATTTACTAGCATTACCAATTCTAATACTACCATACATGGAATTAGAGCTACCCGACATAAATCCTTTAGGTTTACTCCTTTTAATACCTTTGAGCTGATGGTTATATTCTCTCATTTGAGCATTATCTTTAGGAGTACCCCAAACTAAGTTTTTATAATGATTATTAGTACCGATATCATCCAGATGACATACAAAAGGTAAGTTTTTTGGATTTGGTACATATAATGTAGCTACTAGTTTATGGATTTGTAAAGTATAAACTTTTTTATCATTAGGTTTATAAAGAGATACTTGTAGTTTACCGGTTTTCTTTTTATAGGGATTTAATTCATGCCATTTTGAAGAATAGGTTCGTTTACTACCTTTTAAGTTACCTTGAGGTTTTAACTCTATTCTACTAAAAACTCTACCTCTTTTAGAGATGTAATAACCGGGAAATCCAGGGATATTATCTTTTTTCATAATCTACTGAGATTTAATTATTTAAAAGGTAATAGTATGAGGTCGTCTTATGAGGGTCTTTTGAATTACATTTGTAAAAACTTTTTGAATAATAGATATATATAATATACTTCGTATATATATATCTATTATTATATAGCTCTATACTTATATATACTTCGTATATAAGTATACATTGTATTAGGATATAGGATATATACGAATAGGAAATATAAAAACATTTCGATTCACTACGTTCATCGAAAGGTAAACTTGGTACCAAGTTTACCTAGAAAGTATGTTATTATATTTGTTGAACACATTGATTATGAATTATGTTATGAAGAAGCTTAAGATTGCCATGGTAGTCCTTTTACTAGGATTTACTATTTACCTTTGCTTCAGGAATTACAAACTGAATCAACAACTCAGTATGTTACCTGATAAAGAGATCATTCAACATACTGATACAATTTATTTGAGGAAAGATTTCCTGCCAATTTCCTACGATAATTTACTTAACCCAAGTAGAATCCTTCTCTACAATTCTCCGCATTCTTCGGTTAGCCAGGGTTTATGCAGTACCGATTCAGCAGAGATATCAGAGAAGGATTCTCTTGTTCAATTAGTAATCGATAAGAATCAACTTACATTGAGTTTCCTTAATCAAAACTCAGGAATTTATTCTAGTAGGTTATTCAATATCGACCCTAATAACTACAAGTATTCTTGGTATAACGGAAAACTTACCACACAAGAAATTAAATCTAGAATAAGATTAGTTCCTTATGTTTATGGTAAGTACCGACCCTTTAACAATCTATGGGATTTGGGAACAGGAATTTCAATCGAGACTAAGAGATTTAATTACAAACTGGGGATAAACAGTTTTTATTACCCAAGATATTTCTCAGGTATCAAAACTGATTTAGAACTGGTAGTAACTTATAAATTTTAGATTTTATGGCAAAGAAGATACAGGAAACACCCACTAACCTTACAAGAGAAGAATTATCTAATCTATCTAGGGTTACAACGGATGTTTTCTTTTTCAGTCTTTTTTGTTATGTGATACATCCAGTGAGAGGAAAGGTTCGATTTGAATTATATCCGTATCAAAAAGCCGTACTATACCAATTTATACTCCAGAGATTCAATATCTTGTTAAAGTTCAGGCAAGCGGGTATTACAGAACTTATATCTATGTACTGCTTATGGCTGGCATCATATCATCCTAATAAGAAGATAAACATTATCTCCATTAAGGATACAACAGCTAAGAAGGTACTTAAGAAGATTAAGTTCATGTATAAGAATCTTCCATGGTATATGCAAACCCCGATAATCAACGGAAGAACTGGAGAATTTGGTTCTGCCTCTATGATTGAATTCGATAATGGTTCATTCATAGAATCAATCCCAACATCTTCCGAAGCCGGTCGTTCAGAATCTCTTTCTCTCCTGGTAATTGATGAGGCTGCAATCGTTCGGTGGGCTTCAGCTATTTGGGCAGCTGCCTTCCCTACGCTTTCCACCGGAGGTTCAGCCATCATCAATTCTACTCCATACGGTATGGGTAATTTTTACCATTCAACATGGGTAGATGCTATAGCTGGAGGTAATCCTTTCAATGCTATTCGATTATATTGGCAGATGCACCCAGAACGGGATCAATCTTGGTATGACCAGATGGCTTCTGCATTGGGTCCAAAAAGAACTGCACAAGAAATCGACGGAGACTTTCTTTCTTCAGGTAATACAGTATTTGATATGGCAGATATCAAGGCTATCGAAGATTGCTTAAGTGATTATCCAGTTTTAAAATATCGTTTCAATCGTCAGTATAGACAATTCAACGAACCAGATCCAAATAAACAGTACTTTATCGGTGCAGACGTTGCAACAGGTAGAGGCTCAGACTATTCTTCTTTCACTTGTATGGACAAGCTGGGAGAAGAACAAGTTGTGTATAAGGGAAGAATGGCAGTAGATAAATATGCTAGGTTACTGGGAGATACTGGGCAATTATTTAATTTTGCTGTTGTAGCTCCAGAATCTAACGACGTTGGGTTAGCAGTAACTTCTGCTCTTCAGTCAGAAGGTTACCCTAACCTATATTACTATCAAAAGCTTCTGAAAAAGAAAGGTAAGTCCAGACCAGAGGTTGATAAATCTCCAGGTTGGTTAACTACCCAAAAGAATCGTTCAGTAATTATAGAGGGTCTAGAACAAGATATTCGAGAAGAGAATATTATTGTGAAGGATCCTTTCTTTGTTCAAGAAGCTCCTACCTTTATATATGATGGTTTGGGTAGACCTGTAGCCATGGGTAAACACAGAAATAATACTTCTGCTGTAGATGTGGATTTGGAAGGAGATGTTTATTCTGACGATGATATATTTGGTAAAGCAATTTGTAATCACATACGAAAAGGAAAAACTAATGTAATAATACAACCGAAATGAAAATTCTTAAGTTTTTTGGATTCGATAGAAGGAATCGATCTCCAATACAAGAAAACAAGGCTAATCCTCCAAGTAAAAAAGAGGAGGTACCTATTTCACCCGGTAGAGTATCGGAACCGGATGATGACCCAGGTAACTTCATTCATACATTGAAAGGCTTAACTCAGATGGTTACGCCTTCTTTTCGTGTTGAAGTGATTCAGCTTTTAAGGGATTTATATAAAGTGAATCCAGATGTTAACATAGCTTTACAGGATATGTTTAAGCTTGCTAATACTGGTCACAACATAACCTTCCCTAATAATACCGATAAAGAGGCTGATAAGATGAGAGATCATCTTTCTAAGGTATCCTCTAAATGGTCTAACTATACTGCTGGTATGGATGGTTTGGTAAACAAGATGATAGTTCAATTGATGATTAGTGGAGCTATCTCAGTAGAAGCTGTACCAAATGAAAAGTTAGAGGGTCTAGCTACTGTATTATTCCTCAAACCAGATAGGATAGTATTCAAAAGAGAGAATAATGGTGTATACAGTCCATATCAGAGGAACACTCTTTGGAATGGCTCGAATAAGCAAGATTATATCAAACTTAATACAGAGACCTACTGTTATGTTGGTATGTATAATGATACTGATGAACCTTACGGAATACCTCCTTTTATGGCATCTTTGGATTCATTAAAGGGTCAGCATGATATGAAAACTAACTTTAAACATATCATGGAAATCTGTGGTATGGTTGGTTTTCTAGAGGCTTTGATGGAAAAACCACAACAGAAACCTAATGAAAATGTAGAAGCTTATACTAGAAGATTAAATAGGGAGCTAATACGTTTGAAACAGAATGTAAGGGAAGGTATGAAGGATGGAGTAGTAACTGGTTACATTGATGACCACCAGTTTAAACTTAACTCTACTTCAAAAGAGATGAGCAATATTGATAAACCCTGGAATATGAACCAGCAATCAGTTGCTAATGGTTTGGGAGTAAATGGCAACCTAATTGGAGTACAAGCTTCCATTGGAGAAGGAGCAACTGGTATTATGCTTTCTAAGCTTATAAGTCAGCTAAAGAATATCCAAATGATAGTTTCTTATGTTCTTAAGTTTATTTATGAACTAGAACTACGTCTGGCTGGCTTTGATTGCAAGGGAATATCCATTACTTGGGGATCATCCACTATCTCTGATGAGGTTAAAATCCAACAGGGTAGACAGTATAAGATTCAGAACCTTGACTTACTTTACAAGGCAGGTATCATTTCTCAATATCAATATGCTTGGGAAATGGGTTATGATTCTCCTTCAGAAGAAGAACCAAGAGTTTCATTGGAAGACCAATTTGCTAAGGGAGGTAATTCAGACCCACAAGAGGGTACTAAGAAGAAACAGAGACAGGACGATAAGAATCAATCCGCTCGTAGATCAAGAGATAAAAATAACCCGGCTCCTTCACGAGGAGATCAAAATACTAAATCAAGATGAGTAAACCGATTACTAAAAAGAACAGAGAACATTTGGATTCTTTAGTGATAGGTAGTGGTCATACTATAATGGCTGGGTATATCCCAACATCCATAGAACCACAAACCTTCTCGGAGAATTTTTATAAATGGGCTCAAACTTCTAAGGAGTCAGTCAGTCAATTTGGTTTTTGGGGAGGAGAAATAGATTATAATACCTATTATCCTGACTTGAAGCCAGAAGAACTTACTCCTAAAGATGAGGAGTTTATTGAACCAATGTTCAGATTATTATCTGCAACTATTGTGTCTAAGAACTGGAATCCTACCGATTTTAGTCAAAATGGAGTATTAAAAGCTTCTATGAGAATGCTCTTAGGACAAACAGTAAACTGTGACCATGAGACTAATATTGGTAATGCTATTGGAGCTGTATCACAAGTTATCTGGCAAGATGAATACAAGGATGGTTCTTTTGTTATTCCTGCAGGTATTAATGGTATATTAAAGATTGATGGTAAAGCAAATCCGAGAATTGCTAGAGGCATTCTTATGGATCCTCCATCTATCCATTCTAACTCAGTAACAGTACAGTTTAAGTGGGATAAGTCTCACCCAAATATGGAAGATAACGAATTCTACCAGAAACTGGGTACCTATGATTCTAAGGGAGTTATGGTACGAAGAATCGTTACTGAAGTAGTAAGATACTTAGAAACTTCTTTGGTATCTCATGGAGCTGATGCTTTTGCTCAGAAGATTGGGGATGATGGTAAAATCATTAATCCCAATTTTGCCAAGAGAACTTGGGCTTCATACGAAGAATATAGAGATGATAAGTCTAAACAGTATTTCTTCTATGATACGAAAACTGATCTAGCTTTGTTCAGTGAAAATAACGATACTTCCCAATCTTATGATGATAACCAAGGAAATCAAAATCCTAATAATAAAGATATGAATGAACTACAAAAATTTTTAGAAAGAATCTTTGGTAAAGATTGCCTTACTCTTGCCGAAGGTACAGAGATGAACGAGGAAACTGCATTTGCAGCCATTCAGGAATTGGTTAATTCTCGTAACACTCTTCAGACTACTGTGAATAACTTAACTACAGAAAAAACTTCTCTTACAGAACAGGTTAGTAATCTGAATGCAGAAGTTGCAAATCTGAAGGAAATGGCTCAGGTAGGTAAAAACCACATTGCATCTCTCCGTGAAAATGCTGTTGCAACCTATAAAAAACTTATGGGTAACAAAGCTGATGAAACTATCATTACAATGTTGAATGCCGAAACTACCGGCATGGTAACTTTGATCTCTCTTACTAAAGATTACCAAGCTCGATTGGAAGAAAAATTCCCAATGACCTGTGCTAAATGCGGTTCTCATGATGTAAGCCGTGCTTCTTCTGCAGCTGAGCCAGAAGATAAATCTGATAACAAAGCTACTGCTCAGAATTCCGAAAAGAGTACTGAAGAGATTCTGAAAGGTATCTATTCAAACAAATTAAAATAATCTCTAAAATAAGAAGAATATGAATACACATCCTACTACTAAGCTGGTAAATCAGGATCAACCGATGACTCTGTTTGGTGAAAAAACTCCCAGAGCGGTGATCTATAAGAGCGAATCTCACAAGTTGCATCAGGCTTTCTGTGTAAAAGAAAACAAAGTTATTCATCAGGGTATGCCGGTAGCTTTGGATACCGATGGTAATATCGAACCTTATATCCCGGGTGGAGATGGCAGCCAGGTTTATCTGGGTATAGCTGTAACTGACAACATTAACCCAGCTTATCAGGCTCAAAGAAATTTCCCCGTAGAAGTAACTGTAGCTGTAGAAGCTTTCATGGTTGTAAACTGGGTAGCTAAAGAGGCTATGGAATGTGGTTATGTAAAACCCACAGATACCCTGTTGATTGACCGTTTCATCACTGCTGAAACTTCAGCCGATGAAACAAAATTCATTAGCATCGTACCGGCTGATGAAGCTAATGATATTATTCAAGTATTGGTACGCTAATCATTAACTGAACATTAAAAGAACAATGAATACAGAATTTGCACAATTGAAAATGGAAGACCTTAGAAAGGAACTTCCGGAAATGGTAAGAAGTTTGGAAGCATACCGTCAGGGTTCCAACAACACATTGCCTATTGAAGTTACTCTGGAAGAACTGGTACAGGGTAAATATGGTGTATCACAGGATGCCTTCTTTGAAAAGTTGGGCATTAATCCGAAGATTGATACAATGCAGAACATCTTCACTATGCCGCAACAGAATATCCGTTGGATTGTACCGGAAATCATCCGTGCTGCTATTACAACTGGTATGCGTCAGGCACCTTTCTACCCGAACATCATTGCTTCAGACCAATCAATTAATGGTTTGCAGGTAACTATGCCGATGGTAAATATGTCGGATGCTGCTCCCGCTAAGGTAAATGAAGCAGAAACAATTCCTTTGGGAGATGTAAGCTTCGGACAGAAATCAGTTTCTCTGTTCAAAATCGGTAAAGGATTTAAACTTACTGACGAAGTTAAAAACTACGTTTCAATCGATGTATTGGGAATCTATCTCCGTGACTTTGGTATTCAGTTGGGTTATGCTATGGATACTTTGGCAATGGATGTTTTGATGAACGGTAACAAAGCTGATGGTTCTGAATCTGCTCCGGTTATTGGTGTATATGAAACAACCAACGGTATTACTTATAAAGACTTGTTGCATATCTGGGTTCGTGCTGCTCGTATGGGCCGTAACTTTACTACTATGATTGGTGGTGAAGACCAGGCTATCGAGATGTTGAACTTGCCTGAATTTAAAGAACGTCACTCAGGAACTACAGAAGCTACACTGAATATCAAGTCTCCGGTTCCCAATAAGGCTGACTTCTATATTCACCCGGGAACTCCCGATCAGCAGTTGTTGATGGTAGATACCAGTGCTGCCTTGATTAAGCTTACTGCTAAACAGTTGATGCTTGAATCAGAAAGGATCGTATCTAATCAGACTGAAGCTGTATATGCTTCTCTGACTACAGGTTTCTCTAAGATGTACCAGGATGCTGTTCTTCTGTTGGCAGCTAACAAGAAATTCTCTGAAGCTGGATTCCCGAGCTTCATGAACATTGACCCATACCTATTGGTTAACTTAGAATAATATCCGGGATTTCTTCATTGTATTTTTGTCTAATTTCTCCCCGAACAGTTTCAATCCATTCTGTTCGGGGTTTTATATTATAACCTAAAATAAAAGATTATGGCTACTACTTACATTGTAACAGTTGGAACTAATGCCTACAGTTTTAACGACCAGGTAACAGGTATTTCAATTGCAAAAGGCGAAGAGAGAGAACTTACTGCCCGTCAGTACAGAACAAAACGTATTCAGAAAGCTTTAGTTTCTGGCCACTTGGTTTTAGTTCCGGATAAGAACAAAACTGCCAAGTATACTGCTGAGGATATCGAAAAGCTTGACAAGAAGCTAGCTGCTCAGTTTGCAAAGGGTATGGAAATCAGTAAGATTGCCAAAGCTTATTCACTTGAAGAAGCTAAGCTGATTGCTAAGAAACATGAAATCGAAGCTGATCCGAAAGATACCGTAAAAGATATCCTTGAAGTTTTACTTGAAGATTTCGAAGAAAACAAAGAATAAACAAATCCGAATATAAATGAAAAAGAATCTAGACTTCACATATGTAACATCAGGTCTGGAAGTTTCATTTAGAGTATTAACCAAAGTCCCGGCCAAATCCATTTTTGACTGGGACTTTGGCGATGATAAGGGAGAGGTTTTCAATGGTGGAAGACATCAATCTTACTCTTATGAGAAGTCTGGATTTTATGATGTAACCTTACATGTCACTAATTCTGATGGATTAGATTTGACTTGTACTCGAACCGTAGTTGTATGTAATTATGGGCATACTACTCTTCAGGATACCATCTACAATTTAATAGATAGGTATATTCCCAAAGAATTGCATGAGAGTATGACCATAGAAGATAAAACTGCATACATAACTAAATGGCAATTATATATCTTCCCACTAGTAAATCATACTATACCACCAGATAAATATAATGATGAATTATGGTATGAGGGACTAGAAAACCAATTAATTATGGAATTGGCAGTATGGGATTATCTCAATATACAAATACAAAATATACTGTTGGTTGCAGGAAATAGTTTTAGAGAAATTATCTCCACTGAATCTCATGGACCAGACCAAGATGGTGATTCACCTGGAGAACATGCTAGAGGAGATAGGATAAAACAAATTACTACAGGTCCTACCGAGGTACAGTATTATGATAAGATATCCGAAAGTATATCTAGCTTATGGAGTACTTATTCAAAGATGATTCAACCTGGAGGATATATGGATGAACTAAGAAAGAACTTATGTATGCTGGCATCTAGGTTGGAGATATACTTACCATTCTGTGATCAAATCGAACGGTTAGTAGTACCAAAAGTAGTAAATCATCGAAAACCAACTCCTTTGGGAGGACCTAATCCAACAGCCCCTCTCAATAAAGCAAGTAAACCTTCGTTAACCGTAATAGATAAGAAATCATGACAAAAGAACCTTGGAGAATGGTTAAGAACCATTCTTGGAATAGGTATAAAAAGATTATCACTGATTTCTTAGACTGGGATGCTGGAAGACAAACAATTACTTGGGCTAAACATGTTAATCAATATCTAAATCATGCTGAGGATGATAGCCCAAGATATTATAATATTCCCATAGAAGCTTTATGCTACTACAATGCTTTTAGGAACTGGCCAATAAATAAAGCCACAGTTTCTGGAGAATTAGATGATGAGAACCTTTCTATACTTATTTCAAAGAATTACATAGAACAAATCGGATATCTCAATCAGGAAGGTTATTGGAACTTTAACTGGTCTGAGGATAGATTTGTTATCAATGGGATAGTATATAAACCTTCTGGAGATACTCAAGTATCTCAGGCTAAAGATGAAGCTTTGGTATTCTTGGTAATCCTCAAAAGGGATAGAGATACTAAAATCAAATTCGTAGAACAAAATCCATAAAGATATGAAAATGTTAATGTTACGTTTCACCAAGCTTAACAATGTAGAAGGCGATTGGTGGGACAGTAATCTTATAATCTTGAATGGACCTTCTGGAGTTCACATAGAAATGCCTGGTACTGGTAATTCGGCTACTACCATGCAATCTATGACTGGTATGAAGTTCGTATCAAATTACCAAGATTACTTTGGAGAGGTATGGGATAAAGATATACCTCATATAGGCTTTGGCCAAGTTATTAAGTTCAGAGTTAGGAAATTACCTGATTATGCCGTAGTAGTTGGGGATATAGAGGATGGAGGAGATGTTGACCCAGATAATCCAGATGATATCCCAAATGCTTTTGCTGGTAAAGAAAAAGAATACTTCCGTGGTAATAACTCAGAACTGTTATTGGGAAAGAATAAAGTAACACCTTAAAATATATACATATGTACGTTAGTAAATACTACACTTGCGAAGAGATTGACCAACGGCTATTACAGGGTTATTATGATGACTCTTTGGCTCATGGTTTTGTTGGAACTCTTAAAGAGTTCTGGGCATTCTTCTTATCAATTGCAAACAAGGTAGATAAGAAAGAAGGTTGGGATTTGTCAGAAAATAACTTCTCTGATGAATTGCTAGAAAAACTGAATGGAATTGAGGAACATGCTAACTACGTTACTAAAGTTTCTCAACTAGAAAACGATTTGAAATATCAGACTCAAGAACAAGTTGAGAAATATATACATGACTTAGTAGATGGTGCTGATGATGCTTTGGATACATTAAAGGAATTGGCTGAAGCATTAAACAATGACCCAAACTTTGCTACCAATATCACTAACCGATTAACTGAATTACGTACTCAATTAGAAGCTGAGGTAACTAGAGCTAAGAACCGTGAAAACGAATTAGCTTCTCAGATTAAGATTGTGAACGATAACTTGGTTAACTCGGTTAATACGTTGAATGCAACTATCATTAAAGTAGTACAAGATATTACTAGGATGATAGAAGCAATCAATGCTCGTATTCAAAAGGTAGAAGACCGGGTTGGTGATTTGGAAGTAGAAACTGACAATAACTTAACTGAAGCTAAAGAATATGCTAAGGAATTGGTAGATAAGGAAGCTGCTGAACGTAGAGCTGCTGATGAGAAACTGACCGAGGCTGTTCATAAGGTACAGTTAGACCATACTAGGGATATTGCCGACTTAAATAATAAGATTCTAACCGAGGCTTCAGAAAGAGCAAATGCAGATGTAGCATTAGAATCTAAACTGAACACCGAAATCAGTGATCGTAAAACTGCAGACCAAGAACTTGAATCCAAGATTAATGCTGAAGCTGCAGCTCGTACTGCTCAGGATGAAGTATTACACCAACAGATTGTAAAAGAAACTTCTGACCGTCAGAATGCAGATAATGGTTTACAGCAGAACATTACTCAAGAAGCTCAGAACCGTCAGAATGCAGATACTGTACTTCAGAACAATATTGATAACGAGAAAGAAACTCGAATTGCTCAAGATGAAATCCTTGACCATAAGATTGAGGATTTGAAAACTCAGGCCGGTACAGATAAAACCGAATTGCTTGAAAAACTAGAGCAAGAAAAACAAGAACGTATTGCTGCCGATAAAGACTTAGATAATCGTAAGGTAGATAAAAGAGAAGGCTATTCTCTTACTAAAAACGACTTTACCGATATTCTCAAGGCTAAATTGGATGGCATTGAAGAACATGCCAATTATATCACAAAAGTATCTCAGCTTATCAATGATGCTGGTTATCAAACTGAAGCAGATCTTCAGGCAGCTATTGAAAAGATTATTGGGGAAGCTCCAGAGGTTCTTGATACTTTGAAGGAGATTGCAGATGCTTTGGGTAATGACCCAAACTTTGCAACTACAATTACCAAGAAATTGGCTGCTATTACCGAACAATTGAATCAGGAAATTACTAATCGTACAGAGGCTGATGCCCAGGTACAGGCTAATGTAGATAAGGAAGTTTCTGACCGTAAGGAAGCTGATACTGCTCTTGAGGCTAAGTTGAAAGAATACGTTGATAACGAGGTAGATAAGATTACTGGTAACACTGATGGTATTCAAGCTAGTCTGAATAAGGAAATTCAAGATAGAAAAGATGCCGATGCTGCATTACAAGCTGTTATCACTAAGGAAGAAACGGATCGTAAGGCTGCTGATGCTGCATTAGATACTCGAGTAACTGCTAATGCTACCAAGATACAAGAATTGGCTTTATCTATTCAGGATGCGGTAAATACCGTTAAAAATGAACTTCAGGCTAAGATAGATGTTTTGCAAACAGAAGTAAATGCTAACAAGGCAAATATCCAACGTAATACTGACAGATTAAATGACCAGATTACTAAGGAAGCTGAAGATTATGCTGAATTAAAAGGCATGGTTAATGCAGAAGCTGAAGCAAGAGCCAATGCTGATACTAATCTTAAGTCTCAGGTAGATAAGGTAAATATCGACTTGAACACTGAGGTTTCAAAGAGAGAAGCTGGTGATACTGTTTTACAGCAGAATATCGATAAGGAGATCTCTGATAGAACTTCAGCAGATACTTTATTAGATAATAAGTTCACTGGCTTGATAAATACTGAATCTACTGCCCGGGCAAATGAAGATGAGAAAATCAATGCTCGAATCGACCAGGAGATTAAAGATCGTAAGGCAGGTGATGATGCTTTAAGCACCAGAATAGATAGCCTCAATAGTGGAGTAACCGGTTCTTTAGATGAGCTCAGGGAGAAAGTAACTAATAACACTACTGCTATTCAAACCGAAGTAGAAAGAGCTAAGGCTGCTGAACAAGCTCTTAAGGATTCTCTGACTACAGCTATGGAAAATCACAAAGATGATTTGGTAGCTATATCTAAAGATATCAATGATGAGGCTCAAAGTAGACTACAAGAAGATACCAAGCTTCAGAATAATATTGATACCGAAACCCTTAATCGTACTCAGGCAGACACTCTGTTAGAGAATAAGATTACTCAGGAAGTATCAGATAGAGTTCAGGCTGTTGAAAACTTGAATGACCGAAAGGTTGATAAAGTAGATGGCAAAGAGCTTTCTTCAAATGACTTTACCGACTTATTAAAAGCTAAGTTAGATAATATCCAGGAATTTGCTAACTACATTACTAAGGTATCTCAGTTGGAAAACGATTCTAACTATCAGAATGCCGAACAAGTAGAAACTGCAATCCAAAAGGTTATTGGTTCTGCTCCTGGAGTATTAGATACTCTAGAAGAGATTGCAAAAGCATTGGGAGATGATCCTAACTTTGCAACTACAATTACTAATAAGCTGACTGAACTTAAAGGTATTATAGATAAGGAAATCTCCGATAGAACTGCAGCTGATGAACAAGTTACTCAGAAGTTTACTGAATTAAGTACTACACTTAATGCTACAGTAAGTGAACTGAGAACTTTCGTAACAGAAACTCGTTCTGAATTATTAACAAAGGCTCAGGCTCAGGATGAATTAATTGCTAAGAATACTGCTAATATTCAACGTAACCTAGAATTAATTCAGGGATTACAAAGTAATCAGAATACTGGCTACCTTGAAATCAAGGAACTGTTGAATACAGAAATCGAGGCTAGAAAGGCTGAGGATATTCGTATTGAAGCTAAAGTAGATAAGAATACTCAGGACCTTACTACAGAACGTAATGAACGTATTGCTGCCGATAAAGTTCTCCAGGATAATATTGATGCTGAAGAAGCTGCAAGAATTGCTGCTGATAATGCTCTGGGTAAACGTATCGATAAAGAAATCGAGGATAGAAAAGCAGCTGATACCGCACTTGAGAATAAATTTAATGGTATCACTAACGGCTTAGATGAACGTCTTCAGAAAGAAGAAGCAACTTCAAATGCTTTACCCTTAACTATGGTTACGGAAATTGATCCGAACTTGGTTATCAATGGTACTTCTGCTGAAGTAAACTTTAAGAGTTCTGTAAAAGGAGAAGGTAATCTCTATGGAGAACCTATGCCTCGTAAGTTTGCTATCCCTGCTTCTACAGATGCTAAAGCCGGTCTTCAATCAGCTGCCGATAAGAAGAGATGGAATTCTATGCCCAATGATTATATCACTGGAGCTAGTTATACACCTAAGGCTGGTGTGGTTACTACTAACATAAGTAGAAGTACATATAACTCCGATGAAGGTATACAGAAATCTAATGATTTCACTGTAGATATCCCTGCTTCTACTGCTGAGAAAGCAGGTGTACAAACTGCAGCAGATAAGAAGTTATTTAACTCTATTCCTCAGACTGTAGTAGTTGGAGAAGGAGCAACTTCAGATGCTAATAAAGTTACAGTATCAGTAAACCGAAAAACTGTAAACGAAGGTATATATAAAGATGATAATACCACTTTTAATTTACCAGTAGCCTCAACTACTAAAGCTGGTACTATGACTGCTGCTGATAAGGTTAAGTTGGATGAAACTTTACCCCAGCAGATTGCTAAGGAAATCCAAGATAGAAAAGATGCCATTGAAGCCTTGAAGAATTCTTCCGAAGCTTCCCTTGCTCAAGAAATCGAGGATAGAAAAGCAGCTGACCAGGCATTAGACACCAAATTTACTCAGGCTATCAAAGAAGAGGCAGATGCTCGTGCTGAATACGACCAGGTTCAGATGCAAAAGATTCAGGAAGAAGAAGAAGCCAGAGCTGCTGCAGATACTGCTCTTGAGAATAAGTTACAAACTAATATCAATAACTTAGAAAAGAAGCATGATGATTTCGTAGCAACTAAGGGTAAGGCTAATGGATTTGCATCTTTGGATGGTAATGGATTAGTACCCTCTAGTCAATTGCCTTCTTATGTTGATGATGTTATCGAAGTTTATGCTACTTATGATGTCAGTGAAACTGGAAAGCTGAGCAATATTAAATTATATTCTGACCCAGATCATGCTAATCCTATTACTGGAGAATCAGGTAAGATATATTTGAATATTACCCAGGATGAACCCTCTTATCAATTCCGTTGGTCAGGTACTCAGTTTGTAGATAGTAATACTTCTTCACTGATACTTGGAGAAGTTACTGGTACTGCTTATGATGGAGGTAAGGGTAAAGCTTTAGCTGATTGGAGAAAATCTCTGAGTGATAATCTAAAGTTTTATTCTCATATTAAGGATGACAGAGCTTGGACTAGAAATGCTACCGAAGTTAGATTAAATTTCGATTGTTCAGATTTTGGTAATACTGCAAGTGTAAATACTTATAATCAACCTATCCCAGCTGCTACCAAAGACTTAGCAGGTGTACAAACTGCAGCAGATAAGAAACTGTTTGATTCTATCCCGGGTACTATTATAATTTCTGGTAAAGGAGTAGTTCAGAATACGGATAAAGTTTGGGTACAGATTAGTAAATCTACTAAAGCTGATGGAGTATATGGTGAAGCTACTACACAGACATTAGAAATTTTAGCTGCTAATGCTAATCGAGCTGGAGTATTGACTCGGGAGATGTTCAATAAACTTAACTCTGGTCTGAATGGAGATATTACCAATGCTTTGAATGAAGCTAAGGCTTATACTGATGCTGCTAAAACTGCATTAGAGAAATTAATCCAGGATTCTGACAAAGTAATTAAGGAAAGCTTAGATGCTCATATTGGCAATAAGAGTAACCCTCACAATGTAACCAAAGCTCAGATAGGTTTAGGTAATGTACAGAACTTAGCTCCAGCAGATATGCCAGTATCTACTGCTCAGGCTGCTGCTATTGCAGATGCTAAGGCTGCAGGTACAAAAGCTCAGACCGACTTAAGTACCCATGCAAACAGAAGGGATAATCCTCATAATGTAACTAGAGCTCAATTAGGATTGGCTACTACAGACCAAGTAGTATTTGCTAAAACTACTGCAGCTTCTGGTTTCTGGAAGGAATCAGATGGTAGATTAAAATCTCAAGTAGAGAATTTGAACCATACTCTGGACCAAATCTGTAATATACCTACAGTTCACTTCAAGATGAATGGTAAATACCAAGTGGGAACTATTGCTCAGAGCTTAGAGGAAATTGAACCTCTGTTGGTATCAGAGAATACTATACCTGCTTCTCAAGTACCTAACCAATCTAGATTCGAAACTTTCGTCGGAGAAGATGGTCAGGAATATGTAAAAGTAAAAGTAGTAGAATATGAAATGCTCAGTGTCATGGCTCTCGAAGGAGTTAAGTTATTGAGAAAAGAATTCGAAGACTTTAAGAAACAATTAAACAATAAGTAATATGGCAGAAATAGCAACTTGGAGTGCTATTCTGAATAAGACCGGCCTTGGTAAGACCTCTAATGAGTGCCCTACCAAGGCTGAGTTGTTAGCACTCAATAATGGTAAGGACTCCAATGTTGACAAGGTTATTGTAATTAGTAATGCTGCTAGCTACGGTAACAATGAATGTGTCAAGTTAGAGGATATCAATGCCGAGCAATGGATTTATACATTCCAGTGGGATCCGAATGGTAATCCTTCTTTTAATGCTCCAGCTACTGGAGGTACATACCCATTTGGTTCATATGCTTCTAATCGAGTTAAGCAAGTAAACGGTGTTAATACTACTATTTCTCAAAGTTTGGCGAATGATGTCACTAAAACTTCGGAAGGTTCTTGGTATACTACAGATTACGACGGTAATAAAGGTAGAATAGTACCCAACAATACATCTACTAATAGTAAATCAATCACTGTAACTTGGACTCAGAAGTATTCGGGTAAAACCCTACAGGCAACATTTACTCAGGCAGCAGGTAGAAAAGTTTATTCTTCATGGAGTTATAACTGTAGAGTAGATAAAACTTCTTTCAGTTACAGTGGAGGTCAATCTAATGTAACTGCTAAGAGTGCAAGTAGAACTTATACTTGGAATGGTCAAGGTAGTAGTTATACAGAATCAGAAACTGCTACCGTAAGAGTTTCTAGTCCGGCTTCTATTAGTGGTAATAGTATTTCTATCCCAAGTAATAGTGGTTCTGCTAGAAATTTTACGGTTACTTTCGATTTCCCAACTGCTACAGACCAGACTATCTCAATTTCTCAGGAAGGAGGTCAAGTAACTTATGTAGATCACCTATCTATAGACCCAACTACTAAAAATGTACCTGGAACTGGTTCAGAATTTAGATTGACAGTAAATGCCAATTATGATAAATATATAAACGGAACTTATGTAGAAAACATTAGAACTCTTTATACTTCGGCTGAAGTAGTTGAGGGAACTTCATCTGATATTACCATCTCTGGTAAAACTTCTAGTGGATGTAGTATTAGTGTAGCACCAAACCCTAACTCATCACCTAGAACTTTTAAGATTAAGTTTACTTACGATACGGCAACTCCTGTATATTTAATCATTACACAGAATTCGGCTGAGGTAACTTATCCTAGTAGCGGTATAGTATTTGAACATAGTACTCAACAGAATAGTGGTTATAAAACTAGTACTTTATCCATTGGTACTGTTGAAGGTAAAGGAGGTAATATTTCTTTTTATATAAAAAGTTATAGGTCTAGATATGTTAACGGTTCTTTAAGTTCTACCGAAGCTATTAAACCTACTCTTATTTTGCCATCCGGAGTAACCGAAACTATTACTAATGTGAGTGGTTATTACTTTAAAGTAACTATTACCATACCTGAGCATTCAAAGCCTGCAAGCAGAACTCTTACAATCAGAGCTAATCAACCTAATGGCTTAGATAGAGAGTTAGTACAAACTGTACAACAGAGTGCTTCAACTTATGAGTTTGGTATTAGAGAAAACTCGGGGGATTCTTTGAGTACTTCTCTTACTTATTCTGGTTGGCCAAGTTCGGATTCATCATACAATAGACCTGTAAGAGTATATTCTAGGAAGAATGGTAATCAATTCCTTAATTGGGCTTTATCTTCTAATGTGGATTGGATTACTATATCTGGTTCAGGTGCTGGGGCTACATATAAGGTAACCACTAATAACAGTAGTTCATCTAGAACTGGAGTTATTACCTTTACTCAAGGGGAATCTGGTAAAACTTGTACTCTAACAATAGTTCAAGAAGCAGGAGATGTCTATGAGTTTTATATTACTGACTCAGATGGTAAGGGGCATTACACCGATTTCACATTCCTAGCTCCCTCAAATGGATTGGTAAATAAACATGTATTGAATCTTATCTCTACTCACAATGGTAGCCCCTTATCTGCAGACGATGTAGAGGGAGTCCATTCGGAGATAGTAGAGAAATTAATCGGCTTGGTACTGACACAAGATACTCAATCCCCCTTCAGGTTTATAGCAAATATAAATGAAAGTGGATATACCGAAAGAACAGCAGCCGATACTTATAGACAGAGGGCATCTGGAAAAACAGTAATTTTCAGAGTTCTTCAAGAAGCTAAAAATAATAATTTCAGATTGGAATTAAGTTTAAATATTTCAAATGGTAATGATCAAGATACGTGGGGATTATTTGATACGGCTAATATGCCTCATACTTCTGACTCTATGTATAATATGAGCTTAATACGTGAGGGTATTATAGTGGACTCAGTAGAAGGTAAAATAACTGTGAATTCTATTCAAAGTACTACTAAGGATAGAGGGATTGGAGATAATGTTTATGTATGGGCCTATAATTCTGTAAGAGGTTTATGGTTATCAATTGGTAACTTTAGGATTGAAGAGGGGAATAATACCCATCATTGGGATGTTTCTTGGCCCACCTAGACAATTTAATCCTAAACACAACACTCTAGTAAGAAACATGGAAGAAGATAATAAACTACAAACCTTTACTCTCCAAATGCAACTACCGGCTCCTAATTTAGAGGTAGCAAAGAGAGTAGCCGATGAAGCACAAAGACTGATAGATATCTATGGATACTATAATTTCTTGAACCTAGTAGAATTTATGAAACAGAATCCCAGTATGGTTCAAATGGGATTAAGTCTAATCAATAAAAATAATGCAGTATGGAAGAAATGAAATTTAAATCATTACAAAGAGGAGATTCAGTCTTTACTCTAGAAAGAGACAGAAGATCAATGTACCCAATCTTTGACCGAGCTAAAGTAGTAAAGGTAGGAGAAAGTAAACCCAGAGCTAATGAAAATGGTGATGGCTTTTCTAATCTTATAGAAATTGTTCTTCAAGATTCCATTGGTACAGTAACCGTATATTTACCTTCAGATGGGAATGAAGGCATTTATAACAATGTGTACTACACTCTAATTGGAAGTAATATTGTAAACGAAGTATCATTGCAAAGGTCACAGGCTCTTGGTATTATTAATAATGTAGGTAAATACGAGAACATAATAAAGGAATGCGATAATATCCTTGCTATGTTTGAAAACAAGGAGCCCACTAATGGTAGTCAATTCAATGAAGAATTCGCTTCATTCAGGAAAGATGTAGTATCAGTATTACAATCACAGCAGCAAGCCATAAATCTTATGATGGATTCACTTGGCTTGAATAAACCGAAGGAAAATCCAGATGGCAAGTAAGTCAGTAAACATAACTATAAGTACTCCCTTGGGAGACTTACAGATATATACTGACCCAAAAGAACAGGCTAGAGCTGAGAGGTTAATTGCAGAAACTCCTTCTATCATGAGGAATGCTTATGATAGAGCTACTGAGAAATTCGGCAATCAACTTCTCAGACTTGTGAAAAAATGCCTAAGAACGGGTACTCCTCCAAGAGGAACTCATTGGGATCCTCACTCTGCTAATACTATTAAACGATATGGAGAGCATACCCTTTTGAATTATACGGGTCAGTATTTGAGATCAGTACAAATAGTAAAACAGAAGAATCGAACTTACGTAGGTATACCTACTAACCTTAAGAAAACCAGAAAGGGTGATAGGACTAGTAAAAGAACATTGAACCAAGTAGCTATCATGTTAGAGTATGGTTCTAGAGGTGGTAATTTACCTCCAAGACCTCTATGGGCACCAGCTTTCGAACAAGTTGGTGGTAAGAAGGTTCTGAAGGAAACTATAGTAAGAGAACTTCGTAAAGAAATAAGGAAATATAGAAGATAATGGGATTCACTATAAGCAAGAATCAAGGTTCAGGTAGGACTGTTATAACGGTAACACCAGAAGAAAAGAATGCTACGGACAAAGATATAGTTCAGATCTTAACAGTAGAAGCTGTAGATGGGTCAACTAAAGAAGTAAAGCTTATCCACAAGAAAGGGGAAGGCAATTATGAATACACTTTCAGAGTTTCACCCACTGAATTATACTTTGAGCCTACAGGAGAAAGTAAAGAGGTTACTATTGTATCTACTAAACAAATGGTAATCAATGGAAAGAAAGTTGGTGATCCAGTTAATGTAAATTATACTAGGGAAAACTCGGGAGATGTATCTGGCTCTGGTACTACTCTTATCATGAGCTTAAACGATAATACTCATAATGATAAACTTGGCCAAGTAATTTTCATACAGGATGAATCAGGTAAAACTGTAGTTGTAACTTGTAGACAGGGTAAAAAAGAGAACACTGCTGGAGGGGATATTGGTCTTATCCAATTATGGTCTGGTTCTGGAGTTCCTGAAGGTTATGTACTTTGTGATGGAAGTCAAGTAAGTATAGCAGAATACCCAGAATTATATAAAGCTATTGGAGATAAGTATAATACTGCTTCTACTAAAGCTGGTTATATAAGTGTTCCAGACTTAAGAGGTAGATTTGTAGTAGGATATGATCCAAGAAATTATGAATACGAACGTATTGGTAATACTGGTGGGCAGGCCCTAGTAACTCTTACTTTAGATCAAATACCACCACATAGTCATAAGATTACGTTTAAAGAGGAGAAATGGGGAGATAACGGAAACAATAGACCATTCCCTAATCATAAAATACCAGATTCGGATTATTCAGCTTATACCCAAGTAACTGGTGGAGGTAGCCCTCATGAGAATAGGCCACCATATTATGTATTGGCTTATGTAATGAAAATAAGATAGGAGGTAATTATGGTAAATTCACAAGAGATAGTAGAGAGAACCTTCTATATATGCTTATTGAATGTTCTCTTAGAAAAGAAGATGGGACTTAATCCTGAGGATTATTTACCTTTATCACAAGAGAATGAAAAGAGATTCCAAGAAGATAAGGAAGCAATAGATAAGTTCATTTACTTATTTGGTATAGGTAATAACCAGGTAAGAGGTCCTAAAACTTGTCCAAGGATAACTATAGAAAGCACTGCTTATTATCCTGGAGATATTGGAGTAGAGAAATATATCATTGGAGATAAATTAGAGGCAGGCAATTATCAGATGTCAGAGTTCCCGTATGAAACCAAGGATATCACTATCGATATTCATCTGGTAGCAACTACTCAGAATGATATGAGATTACTTCACTCTATTCTTCATGAAGCATTACCCACTAGGGGATATATAAGACCTTACTTCAATGATTTAGAAGAATGGGATAAAGGTAGGATAGCTCCTACTGGGAATCTGTTTATAGAGATTGGTAATTTCTATGACCATCCAGATGAATCCCATGGATTATTGGAAAAGGTATACCAATATGTATGTAAGGATGGTATTATACCAGAAAAACTGGTAGAAATGGGGGATCTAATACCTATAAAAGATATAAGTCTTTTACTAGGACCAGAATACCAAAAGGACGAGGAGATGCTCAATCTCAATATACATGTTTAACTCAAAAATTTACTAAAATGAAAAAGTTAGTGTTTATGCTGATGGCACTCATTTTACCAGTGTCATTGTTTGCTGCAGAAGTAGAACCTTCAACTGGTTCAGAGTTCGTAATCAATCTGGGTACCTTTACGGGTATAGTAACTTTGGTATCATCTTTGGTTACTCAGATACTAAAGGTAATCCCAGCTATCAAAGACAACAAACTTGCTAAGATTGGTATATCTGCCTTAGTAGGTATTCTTGTATGTCTTATAGCTTGGGGATTACAACTTACACCATTATTGGAAAACTATCCTTTCTACCAGGTATTAATTTATGGATTAGCTGCTGGTTTATCAGGATGTGGTTTCTATGATGTGATTAAGGCTATCGGAGGTTTATTTAAGAATAAAGAAGATTAATTTTCTAATAATACCAGTAAGGTAACGATACTTACTGGTATTAATTAAATTAATGTATAACCTATAAAACACAAGGATATGTCAAAATCACCAAGAGTTGTTTTTAAATTCGAGAACAACAATGTTCAACAGACTACTCCTCTTTTAGGAGTATCATGTTTCTTGGCTAGAACTGAAAAAGGTCCCTATGATGATCCTTCAGAATTAATCACTTCTTTCTCTCAATTCCAAAGAATATTTGGTAAAGAGATTGTACCTGATGGTTCTGTATCTAACATAGAGAAAGCTTTAGTAGGAGGTTCTAAGCTAAGAATTATTCGTGTATTGGGAGCAGGTGCTAAAAAGGGTACCATTACTAAAGTAGAAGACTCTAGAGTATTAGAAGAAGATGAGATTGAATTAGCTTCTGCTATACCTGGAGAAGTTCAAGCTTCTGAAGTAATGAAATTTACTTCTGGAGGTACTAATGTAAGCTTTGGTTTGGTAACTAAAGGGTATGGTGATCCTATTGGTTCTGGAGAAACCTTTAAAGTAGGTTTTTCTAAATCAGTGAATACCATCTTCTATAACATATACGATGCCAATGGTTCCATCCTGGAATCAGGTCCGGTAATTACTTATAAAACTAAGGATGCTCAGAATAAAACTTCTGTAGATTACCTGGCTTTAAGCAACTTTGCTAGTAATTCTGCATACCTGGAACCTAAGATGGTAACCACTACCGATAAAATTAAGTCTTTCGAAAACCTGGTAGCTTGGCTTCAGACTTCAATTGATCAAACCGAAAATCCCCTAACTATCCAAGTTGGAGGTAAAGAAGCAACCACTACTGAGACTATGTTCAATGGTACACTGGGTACTGCTGGTGCTGACCCTACTGCAGATGAATGGATTGCTTCTTTGGATTTGGTAAAGGATTATACAGATGTTTATCAGTTAGCTTGTTCTCATATTCATCAACATCTGAAACAAGATGTTTTAAAAGTACATAAGGCTGCTAAAGATATGTGTGCTGAATTGCAAGAATATACCTATTACATCGAAGTACCTAAATATACTACCCATTATTCTGAGGGAACTCAGCCTAGAAATAAGCAGAGCATTATCACTTGGATTAATAACTGTTTGGGTAGTATCGGTAACTCTAGGTATACGGCCTATTTTGCAGGTGGTATCAAGTACTACAATGAATTCGGATTGCTTACTAATTCAGATGTATTGGGTACTATCTTCGGTTTGGGTGATACTTCTGCTTCTAACTATGGACCTTGGAAGTCATTTGCCGGTATGAACCGTGGAGTAATCTATGATGGTCAGGGCCCAGTAAGTCCTAACTATGGTAGTGATTCTCGTTATAATGAACTAAACGAATTGGCTCAGATGTATGCCAACATGATTGTAATCAAAGATACTCCGTCTTCTGGTAAACAAACCATGTTATGGCATTGCTTCTCTTCTCAAGTAAAACAGGATTCAGAAAGATTCCTTTCAATTGTAAGATTGAATTTGTACTTGAAGAAGACTCTTCGTCCTATATTGAATAAGTATTTGGAAGAGCCCAATATCTGGGGTACTTGGAAGAATATTTATCTTGAGGTAAAACCAATCCTAGATAATCTGGTAGATGAAAATGCTATGTCAGAGTATATATGGATGGGTGACCAGGATGCTGGCTCTTATTCAGAACTCTCTGTAAATAATGAAGCTGATGTCCGTCAGGGTAAATATAAAGTAATCCTGAAGTACAAAGATATTGTTCCTATGCAAGAAATTACAATTAACATTGTAATCGATGCAGCTTCTAAATCAGTTAACATTTCAGAAAACGAATAACATTAAAATCATAAAACATGGGAGCAAAAGTAAAGAATCCTAGAAAGAAATTCCTATGGAGCATCTCTTTCCCAAAACATCCTATCAATACATATCTATTCCAGACTTGCCAACTTCCGGATATTGAGATTGACCAGGTTGCTCATGGAGATGTAAACAGGGATGTAAAAACTGCTGGTAGAGTTACCGTAGGTAATCTGGTAGTAGAGAAACTTTTAACTACTGCTGGTTCAGATACCTGGCTTCAAGATTGGTTATATTCTTGCCAAGATATGATAGCTGGAGGTGGGTTAGTTCCTAGTGAATATTGGGAAACTGCCATTGTAAATGAACTTGCAGAAGATGGAGTATCTGTCCTAAATACTTGGCTGCTTGAAGAAGTTTGGCCTTGTAAAGTAACTGGCCTTGACTTAGATCGTATGGCTTCAGAAAACACAATAGAAAATATAGAATTTTCTGTCGGTACTTGCGATAAGTATTAACTCTCTTAGTCATTTTCTTACTAGAGTTTTAGGTGGAGGGGTGGGATTCCTAGATAAGGAGTTTCACCCCTTTCTTGTTGATACTTACCGCTACTATGAAATTATGAACTTTTAAAAATTAGATAAAATGGATATGACACTAAGAACCTTAGTATTCACTGCTCCTTCTGGTAGACTTTTTGAAATCAGAGAGCAGAATGGTGAAGATGAAGAAATTATCACCAACCCGGTAGATTCAAAGAATCTTATGAATCTTACCAAGTATATTTCAGCAATAGTAATTAAAACGAATGCTACTAAGTCAGGTAGATTAACCATAGAGGATGCTCTTAAGTTACCTTTGCTGGATAGATACTGTATCCTATTTAATTCTCGAATCTTTTCATTGGGGGAAGAAGTAGAATTTACTTATAAATGGGATAACAAGGATTCTGTAACTTACTCTCAGGACTTGAGAGAATTTCTTTTCGATTATGCAGTACTTCCTACAGAACAAGAAATGGAAGAAAAACCCAATGCCATTCCTTACTACCCGGGAAGAAAAGGAGAAGATGGATTTACTCTTATGCAATATACAGAGGAATTGAACTCAGGTAAGGTAATCCAATTCGAATTGATGGATGGAGAAAAAGAGTCTCAGATGGTTCAGCTTTCACCAAGTAAACTTACTCGACACTCTACTCTTCTTCTTCGTAATCTTAAGTTAAAGGTAGATGATAAATTTGAGAAAGTAGAAAACTTCTCTCTATTCTCATCAAGGGATATGGCAGAAATTCATCGGTTGGTAAATACAGTAGACCCAATCTTCCATGGATATACTCAAATCGAAAATCCAGAAACTGGGAACATGATGGATTACCCAATTATGGCTGCTCCCGATTTTTTCTACTTGACGGGAGATATAATTTAGAGGAAGATTACATATACATTACTCGGGCTGAGATAGTCTTAGACTATCTCACCTTTTTGTGTCTACCCGTTCGTAAAAGAAAGAAATTCCTACTCATAGCTGAGAATTATTATAAACAAATGAAGAAGAAAATGTCAACATGATAGGAGATACAAAAAGTTTAGTAGAAGTCGGGGTATCAATGGTACTCCGAGATAAGTTTAGCTCTGAAACCGGTAAAATTTCACAATCATTCAACAATATGATGAATGATATGAATGACTGGAACAGGGCTATTCAGATGAGTGCAGGTAATGCTGTACAAAACAGTATGAAATTCCTTGGAGGCATGGCAGAAGCTTATCAGTATTCGGCCAAGGTACAAGATACTATATTCATGGCCTCAAAGATTGCAGGAGCTACAGCTGAGCAACAAACTGAAATGATGCAATTAGCTCAAGCAGTCAATGCCGTTACTCCCTTGACTGCTGCCGATATTGCTTCTGGCCAAAGGTACTTAGCAATGGCAGGTAATACAGTAGAACAGATAAAGGATATGACTGGGCCTGCTGCTAAGTTAGCATCTATCCTTGGTCAACCATTTGGAGGTAAAGGAGGTGTAGCTGACTTGATGACTAATATCATGTCAATGTATGTTATACCTTCTCAACAAGCTACTAAGGTTACCGATGATTTATATACTGCTGTAACTAATGCTAATATGTCTCTTACCGATTTGGCTCAAGCTATTACCTATGCTGGAGCTGATATGGCTAATGCAGGATATGACTTAAGACAGACTGCTGCAGCTATTGGTGTATTGGGAGATATGGGTATTCAGGGTTCATCAGCTGGTACTGCATTAGCAAATATGATTCGTTATTTGCAACTTTCTTTAGCCAACCAGAAAAAGAAAGGATTTAGTGCATTAACTAGTTTAGGTTTAAGTCCACAAGATTTCTTTGATGCTGAAGGTAATCTTATTCGATTAGATAAGGTATATCGTAAGTTTGGAGAAGCTCTTATGAATAAACCCCTTCTGGAAAGAACTAAAGCTTTCTATAATATCTTCGGAGTTCGAGGTACTCGTGATATCTCTAATCAGATTCGAAATATGATGTCGGGTTCTGATAAGATGACTAAGATCTTAGAACAATATGATAAGAACTCGGGCATAGTAGAACAGGTTACTGAGGAAAGATTGAAGACTCCACAGGGTATCATTGAAGCTTTCAAATCTAACTTTGAAAACTTAGTAGTAAATATAGGGTCAACTTTAGCCGACGTCTTTAACCCAATATTAACTGTATTCACTAAGATATCCCAATGGGTACAAGGAATAGCTGGTACTATAGGAGGTCAGATAGTAGTTAAAGCATTAGCTTGGGGTTCAATTACGGCTTTAGTAGTAAATGGCTATAGGTACCTAGCTGCTACTGGCAGAATGCTTTCTACTTACATGCAACAAACCAATACCCAATCTCAGGCTACGGCAAGTGGAGTTAGTAAGTCTGCTTCTGCTGCAGCTGTATTAGAAGCTAGATTAATACATATCACTCAGATTATGAGGGAACAATATTACCTTCAAAAGGCAATGGCTTTCGGTTGGACTGCTGGGCCTAGAGGAGGTTGGTATGGACCTAACGGTAAACCCATTAGGAAGTTTGGAATACCTGGGCCAACATTAGGAGGTCTTGGAGGAGGTACTACTAAACCACCAACTCCTACTGCTGGACCAGCAGTAGCTAGGCTAGGTATGAAAGGTATATTCGGTAGATTGGCTGGATTCTTGGGAGGTCCTTGGGGAATGGCCATTGGTATAGCATTACCTCTTGTAGCAGATTATTTACCTAGGCTAATAGACTCACTGAATAAGAATACTGATTCTAATCTATCAAAAGAAACCATAACTAGCGATGAATATTTAACTGAGAAAATGGCAAGAGCTATCAGGGCAGCTCTACTGAATGATAAACCCAATGGTACTGTTAACATTACTATTGATGGAGCTCCTGTTGGTTCTGTAGCTCCAGGTGAAACTTTAGGAGTTAATTATGCTACTCAAATTGGATTAATACCTTAAATTATGGCAAGAATATTAGGAAAACTAGCAGGTAAGGTTGTTAAGAAATATAATAATCTTACCCAAGATACTGCTGGAGTACTTACAGGTCCCATAAATAAACTCTGGAGAGCTAAGATACACCTTAACCGATTAACTTCAGGTTTACCTAAGGATACTGCTCCCCGAGGTAAACTGTTTAATCCTAATGGGGCTTTGGGAGAAAGGGAAAGATCTTCCAAGAATCCATTACTCAACAGTTCTCTTCAAAGTATTAGGAGATTACAACTTCAGCATGGAAATCTTAAGATTGACAGAGATGATCCTGCTCAAGGTAGGACTGTAGTAGAAAACAATAAACTTTATGGAGTAAGCCAAGATATAAGAAAACTGAACCAGGTAATCATATATAATACTAATGTTAGCCCATACCAATATATTGTTTTACAGAATAGACCTCTGAGCTTTGATTTTAGAGGAGAAACCACTTGGGCTACCATTAAGTCTATGGGTAGAAATACTCCTATGTATCATTATACTGGTTCAGAAGATATTGTACAATTCAATGTATCTTGGTACTGTGATGATCCGGATAATCCTGCTGAAGTATTAACTAAATGTAGGTTATTAGAATCCTGGAGTAAATCCAATGCTTATCAAGCAGCTCCTCCAATCTTACAGATTCAGTGGGGAAATTCTGATACTTTTGAAGGTCATTATTATATACTTACTTCTGCCACATATTCTCTTTCTAATTTTAGAAATGCTTCTAGACAACGTATGAGAGGCTCAGTAGATATAAGAGAAGATCTAAATCTGTATCCTGCTACTGCTACTCAAGAATTAATATTCAAACGAGTAAGTTCATATAGTTTATCTTATGAGGATATTGTTAAAAGTAAAGCTGCAGAAAAGACTGTGGGTATTTTTACAACCGATAAAATCAAGTAACCATGGATATAACTTCTTATTTAGTTGGAGCAAGTCCATACGATAATGGATTTACTCTGAATTATGGAGATGGAGATTATTCTTTAGAATCCTACCCATTACTTATACCCTCTTCTCCCAATGACTTTCAGCATACCCTGAAAGAGGGTGAAACTCTACAGAATATCGCTTATAGGTATTATGGAGATTCTGGTAAATGGTATATTATTGCTGAGTATAATAATATAATAAATCCGTTCACTGAATTAAAAGGTGGAATGGTATTAATGATACCGGCTTATGGAAGTTAAAGCAAATAATCCCATATTATATAAAGGCACAGGTACTCCTTACCTAGCCATTTTTGATAATCAAGGTATACCAGTTATGAACCCTCTTACTGGTATACCTTTAGGAGCGTATATAAGTAGCTGGTCATATGTATATGATGAAGAAAAAGAAAACTTAGCTACAATAACTATTGATACGGGTAATCCAGATACTGTAGATGTAGAAGCTTTACAGGAAAATAGAGATATCTTTTTACAGTGGGGATATATTTTTAGTGATGGTACATTTGTATCAAGCCCAGCTATAAATATCAAAGTAAGAGATTTCGATTGTATCTTTGATTCTACAGGTACCCATATAACTATCAAATGTATTGATGGCACGAATCATCTTAGGTTTATGCCACCTCATAAACCCACTGAGGATACTGATGATAGTATGGTTAAATTCTTGGATTCAGGATGCGGATTAAATGTTGGAGTAATAATAGAAAGGTTTGAGTAATGGCAAATATAATAAGTAATCAAGCTTATCAAGCTATACAGGTACCCACAGAAGTTACTCCTGAAGTACAGGGTACCATTCTATACGCTAATCAATTTAGTGGTATAGGTCAAGTTGGTATGCCAGACGATTTAGCTGAAGTACTTAATTCTAATTTAGGTACAATAGGTAATAATGTTCTAGTTCAACTAGAAGCTAAGATGGCTGCCTATGGTAATGGGCCTTGGTATGTGGATAGTAGAGATGGGGTAATTTACATACATAACCGTAAGTTTCAACAACCTCCTCATCATACCTACATATTCCAAGCTGAAAACGGAGAAGTATTAAGAGTATCTTTTACTACTCAGAGGTCTACTAAGCAGAAAATGATGCAAGTGGGTAATACTATAAAACCTGAGGATAAGCAAATGCAAATCCAGGTAAGTTACATTGATGATCAACAGAATGAGATTTTACATGACCCACTACAGTTGGATGCTCTATCTACAGTAGATGTACAAAGCCCAGGATTATTTCATAGATCCCCCGAAGTTTTAAAACCCCATGTTGATAGTAAGGTAGAGAAATGGAAAGAAGATAGATTGAAATCCTTAGATGAAGAATTGGCTTCTAAAAAACAAGCTCAAAGACTAAAGACTGAATCTGCTAAGAAAGAATATGATGCTAAGGGTACTGGTTATTTAGATGCAGGTGGTGGATTAGAGTCTATGTCCGATACAGAATTAAGGGATGCTACTTCTCAAATGCTAGAGGAAGCTTATACTAAAGGAGAACTAACTAATATAAAATCTTCTATTGATGCACTAGTAGCGGGAGGAATGGACCTTACTTCTGCAATGAAACAAGTATACCAGGGTTTAAATTTCGTATTCAAAAATAAATACACTGAGGTATGGACTGAAGTTTGGGAAGATCCTCGTTCATATTCTTCTGGGGAATTAAAGTCTTCTAGTCGTGTGAATAGTATGACTGAACTAAATGCCGAGAAAAGGAAAACTCAGGAGGGGCTAGCTAAAATGCAAGAAGACCCTAATATCATTGTCTACCCTTTAACTCTTCATGAAGAATCCTATTACCCTCAAACTTATAATCCGGTTCAAGCTGGTAGAGGCCCTGGAGATAATCACGGGTATTATCGAAGCCGAGTAAAGGTATTCAAAAAGGTAAAACAGCTTTTGAAAGTACCCGCTTGGAAAACCCTTACTAACTTATATGATAGAACTGGAGGAGTAGGCAATAGAGAAAGAGCAATGAGGATAAATGCTAATGGAGGTTTAAAGATAACCGAGAAAAAACTAATCTGTCAAATGCAAGTAGTAGGAAGACCTTCATTAAAAACCTCAATGGTACTTCAGCTTTTGAACGTTGGTAAAAGGTGGTCAGGGTATTGGTATATAAAGAAATGTACTCATAGAATGGATGCTGGTACAGGATATATTACTGACTTAGAATTAGTTAGGAATAATGGAACAGCTGGCTTTCAAGTTGCTGCTGGTAATATTAATACCCAAGATGTGGTATCTAATAATGCCAGAAGTCAAGGAACTACTGATGTAGGTAAAAATAAAGCTGGAGATGCTCATTCTTCTGATTTTACCATAAATGCTACTAAGGCAGAATATGAAGCCTTCAAAGCCTTGGATGGTAATACCGAAGAACAAAGAAAGTTTGTTCAAGATATGGTTATCTATAGGGAACAGAATGCTAATACTCCTACCAAAGGTAATGATGGCATCATAGAAGTAGAAAGAACTGTATACCAATCTACAGGTAAAGATGGAGAAGACGTAGTTACCATTACTAATGTTAAACGTAAAAAGGTAGAAGCTACCAAAGATGTATATCGAAAGTATAATTTCAATATAGATTACATTATTAAACAGATGAACCAAGACTTTTCTAAAACCGAATGATATGGCTTATGAATCAGCAAAAACAATAACTGAACAAGGATTAGAATCCTTGGGAAGATACTATTCAGTGTACAGGGCCATGGTAGTTAATAACACAGACCCCGATCATATGAATCGTATAAAAGTGGCTATACCTGAAGTAATGGGAGGAATAGTACTCTGGGCTTATTCAAAGGGTCAACATGGATCTACTGGGTCTGGTTTTAAAATGATGGCTCCTAAGAATGGTGATATAGTATATATTACCTTTGAATATGGAGATCCTAGTAAACCTCTATGGGAATATCATGGTTGGGCTCAAAACCAAATACCCGATATCCTGGATGATCCTGATACTATGGGTATAGTTACACCTAATGGGAATAGAATCTGGTTAAATGATAAAGATGGATCACTCAAGATGTACTTATATGGGTCTGCTACTATTTACGCCGAAGGCCCAGTAAGTATAAATTCTAAAGCTCAAGCCTATGTGAATGCCTCAAAGGTTATAGTGAACCAAGGTAATAATGATGGTATAATCAATATCAATGAATTAACCCAGAAACTAAACCAATTAGTTTCAGAGATAGAATCATTAAAAGCTCAATATAATTCTCATACCCACTCTGGTATTCAATCGGGACCTGCAGTTAGTGGACCTGTTATTACTCCAGTCACGAAACCATTTTCTACTTTTAATAAAACAGATTATGAGGATTCTAAATTTGTACATTAATGGCAAATAACTTATACACTAATATTATCGGTATTGGCCCTTTGTTTCCAATACGGATTACTGAGAATGAAAAGGGAGAGAAAGGTTGGTATCCAGTAAATGGAGATATTGAACTTGTTCATAATAACCTATCTGCTCTCCTTTGGTATGATATAGGTCAAAGATTCAGGCAAGAAGATTTTGGTACTAGGCTATGGGAATGTATAGAAGAACCCAATACCCAGGCTTTAGCTTTCTTGGTAAAAGACTTCTTAAAGAAAGCTATCTCTACCTATGAAACTAGGATTACTTTTAAAAGCCTGAATATGAGGTTAGAGGGTACCAAGCTTTTCATCGAAATGAATTATGTAATTAATCAAACTGGTAGCCAACAGGTATTGGGTATTAGTTATGATAGGTCTGAAAATATTTTAAAACCTTACTAATATGATAACGAATAAATGGCTAAACCCTTATCAGAGATCCTTTCAACAGATTAAAGCTAAGCTGATCGAATCTCTTACTACTATCAAGGATAAGAATGGTCAGACTCTTATCACGGATTATTCCGAGGGTAATATTCTGATAATTATCCTGTCTTTGTTTGCAGCTATTGCTGAAGTACTTCATTATTACATTGATAACGTGGGTAGGGAATCTTTCTTATCTACGGCTCGGCGTTATGATAGTGTAGTAAAGCATGGCTTATTGGTGGACTATTACCCAAGAGGAGCAGTAGCTGCTTCAGTAGATGTAATCCTAACCCGTGATCTTACAGGTAGTAATATTGCTTCTAGGTTAACTATCCCAAAAGAAACCCTCTTTACAGATGTTAACGGTAACTCCTGGCTTTCTGCTAGAGACGTAACTTGGTATGCTAATGTTACTACTTGTAAAATACCTCTGATTCAACATGAGAAATATAATCAGTCTGGGTTGTCAGGATTAGTAATACCTTCCGAAGGTAGACCAGAAATCACAATAGGTAAATTACCTGATGGTAAATACTATGAGCATGGTACAATGCAATTATCCATCGATGGAACTACTTGGACTTTAGTAGATACCTTTGCTTATTCTAAACCTTCAGATAAACATTTTATGGTAACTGTCAATGCTAGCCAAGTTGCCGTAATAGTATTTGGAGATGGTACCTTTGGTTCTATACCTTCTGCAGGTCAAAAGGTAACATCAGCAAGCTTCTATATCACCACGGGTATTCAAGGTAATGTACCAGCTGGTTCTATTGTACAAACTCCAGCCATAGTAAAAGCTTCTATATCTGAGGCTACCACTAGTAATCAATATGCTGCAGGAGGAGGTTCTAGTTATGAGAACTTTGGCATGTTAAAAGAACATATACCCTTGAGTGTTAAAACTCTTGGAGTAGCTATAAGCAAACAGGACTTCGTAGATTTAGCTATGCTAATAGATGGAGTAAATAAAGCTGCCGTAGATTATGAATGTGGAAGAAAGCTTACAGTATATATCAGTGCTGATAATGGTGGAGTAGCTGATTCTGCTATGATAAACAAGGTTTATACCCAACTATCACAGAGAGCCCCCTTAACTACTTGGCTTCAAGTTAAATCTGCAGGATTAGTAGATATAACCTTAGAGATAGAAGTAACCGGTAAGAAATCTTATAAGACCAACGAAATCCAAGCTCAAGTTCTGAATGCCTTATACAATGCTTATTCTATTGAGAACTCCGAGATTGGGGGCAAAGTAAGAATCTCAGATATTTATGCTTTGATTGATAACCTATCTACGGTAGATTACTTACATATCAAGAAGTTCTATATTAAACCTTGGCCTGTTACCATATATGGTAACAAGGAATTACTTCTTGGTCAGTTTAAATTAGAGAAAGCTAATGGGTCCATGACCTATTTTATAAACTTTACTGGAAGCAATTCATACACTGTAAAAGCTTCAAGTGGAGGATTCCAAACTACTGGCTCTGTAGGTAGTACTATAAACATCACTGATAAAAATAATGGTATCACTTTCTCTTTGGACATACAAGCAAATGGCTATCAACAGGGATATCGTTATTCTATTACTATCTCAGAACCTAATATGGATTATGAAGATCCTGGATATAACTTACCTGTATTCCAGAAATCTTCTCAATTAACTTTAACTGTTCACGAAACTGTTTAATATGATAGACCTTAAGAAACTTATAGATTTCCTACCTTTTGAATATAAAGACCAAGACACTTATAAGGTAGATGGAAAGGGTATCTTAGAAAGGTTCCTAGAAATTTGTGGAAGTTATTTTCAAGATAATATATCCGCAGATATTGAGAGTTTACTAGGAATAACTGACTTTGATACCTGCCCAGAGATTTATTTGAATTACCTTTGGGAAAGCTTTGGGCAATTACCTTTTGCAAGGTGGAATAATATTGATGAAGGGGCTTTTAAAACTTATTATAATGGTCTGTTAAGTGAAGCTGAATTAAATAGCCTTAAGTCTAAATGGATTTTACCTAAGAAAGGGGCTTTAGCTTTAACTACTAAACAGATAAGAGATTTACTCAAGTATTCTATATCTCTGATAAAGATACGAGGTACTTCTCAGTTCTTTGAGATATTATTCCGAATGTATGGGTTAAACTGTACAATAGATGACCCAGCTAAATCAGGATATGATGGTTGGTTAAAAACACATCCTTACTTTGACCAAGATCAGTATTATGATAAATCTAACTTTGATAACATTTACGGTTGTAGTCAATGTATCAATGTAACCTTCCATATAACTGGACATGGCTATTCAAATAACTCGGGAGAATTTATAGAGTTCAGAAAAGCTATAGAAAATATAATCGATAGATTTAAGCCTTATCATGTAGGAGCTACTATTGATTATGGTTTTAATATAAATGATAATTATCTGATAACAGCCGATTTTGTAGACCCAAATATAAACACTATTCAGCCTGGGTATATAACCTCTGTACCTATTAAGGTTACAGTCTCTAGTAATTATCAAAATGCCGACTTAAGGTATCAGGTATCTGGAGATGGTAATACTTGGGGTTACAAGAAATATGAAAATGGCACTATTTTTAATGCCACTATAGGTAATCAGACTTATTATTTTAGAAGTGTGGGAGACCCGACTAAAGTTACCCAAGTTCATGTAAAATTAAAGGAAGTAGTCAAATCCTATAATATATCGGTTAATCCAACTACACTGCATATTACACCAACTAATAAGGAGGTATCGGCTACAGTTACAGCTACTCTTTATCAAGAAGGTAAACAGACTCCAGTTAATATACAATTGGTTGGGGAAACTGAAGTTAAGCCTTCTGGTTCAACTTATAAATTTAAAGAGCCAGGTACTTATGAATTCCAGATTGTAGAATACCCAGTAAAAAGAGTTTCACTGGTTGTTACTAGAGAACCTAATAAATACAAGGTTAAATGTACTCCAGAAGAATTCAAGCTATCAAGTAATGTAACTAGTTTAGCTAAAACCATACTAACTATAGAAGATGATTATGATGAGGAAGGTTTGGAATGTTACTTGATTGGTAAAGATGATACTAGGTATAAATCTGGGGATACTTTCCAAACATTTGGTACTGGAGTTTATAAGTTTGCTTGTACTAAGGATAATTTAGAGAACTTTGATGGTATAGGAATATTTACCGTATATACCAGTATCTCTAAATTCACTTATCATTTATCTAAAAAATATCAAACTTTATCTTTAGAGATGGGAAGTGGATCTGTAAATCAAGAACTTTACTTATCAGTAACTCCCTCTGATGATCCCGATAATCTTATAGATTATGGAGTTAGTATTTATTGTGATAATACTAAGTTAACCGATATTACCTTGAATAAATCTGGTAATGGTAAAGCTAGTGCTACTTATTCATGCAATAAACCGGGAAGTTATAAAGCTGTATGTAAGGGAGATCCTTCAGTTTATACTACTTGGTCAGTATATAGTTATACCAAACCAGAAGATCCCTATATTTATATCGAAGCAGTAAATCCCTCAGATCCTAATTGGATATCTCCAAAGGATTGGGCTAATACTCCAAATAACCAGAAGGTAAATGTATCATATCAACTTGCTGAAGGTAAGTCGGTTACTATCCGAGTAATGCCTTTCGAAATAGAGGGATATGATTCAGTATTACTTATGGAAACCGGAGCAGAGTATAAATTCGAAGAAGTTATTACTTTAGATAAAGCGGGTACCTATACCTTTGTTGGTAAGGGTAATAAAGACAAGAAGGCTACATTAGTAATCAAAGACTATAATCTTGAAGTTAAGATAAGTTGTAGTCCTGAAAGAGCTACTCTAAGTGGGCAAGGAGAAGGAGAAGTATATACCACTGTGGTATGTTCTTCTAATCATAAGGATTTTATAACTGATGTAAGATTAGTGGGTCAAGCCGATTCACATCCAGTACCTTATGAATTTAGAACTTCTAATCCTGGTACTTATATATTTGAATCTGTTAACAAAACCGATGTAAGGTGTACATTTGAAGTTACTTTAGCTTTTGATGTACAACCAAATGAATTGGTTTGGAACTCTGATGATATTAGCAGTAAAACTTTCGAAATAGATATACCCGAAAATACAGCATGGAGAATAACCACGAAACCTCAGGAATAAATCAATATTACGACATGTATACTGAAACATCCACTACATCTATAGTATCTAAAGGATTTACGGTAGCTTTTGCTACAGAGTGTCTTCAATTGTTATATGACCTTCGATGGATGATCCTATTAGCATTCATATTGATAATTGCCGACTTCTGGTTTGGAATGAATGCTAGTAAGTTAAAGGGCATACCCATTAGAAAATCCAGAGCTGGAAGAAGAACTTTTAATAAGATAATAGATTATATATGTTACTTATTAATGGGAGCAGTTCTTGGTAAGGCTATTGGAGAACCCTATGGGTTAGATCCCCTAGTAGTATCTATAACCGTATTGGTAGTATGTTATGGATTCGAAGTGGATTCTATTTATGGTCATATATGTACATTACACGGAGTAGAAAAGAGATACAGTATCTGGAAGATACTTTGGTCTATAGTAACCTTGAAGTTCAATAACTTATCTGAAGCTTTCAAGGATATGTCAGAACAATCTAGGAATTATAAACAATCTAAAAACAATAGTAACAATGAAAACGTACTTTAAATATGAGGGTTTGATTAAATCTAAGGAGGCAGCAGAAGCAATTGCTGCCCCTGTTGCTCTTGGCCCATTCTGTGGATTCGGCTCAGTTAAGGTATCTGGTAATAAGCTATCAGTTCAAGCTAAAGCAGAAAATGGTAAGGTATTCAAGAATGATGTAGCAGATAGAATTACTGCTAGATATATGGTAAAGAATTCTGAAGATGGAGAATCACCTCAGATAAACTTCGGATGTATTTCTAGGGATGGTTATATATTCATCTCTGATGATGAAGAGATAATAGTAGATAATATCCAAGGTGCTCAAGGGGCTAATTCAGATATCTTCTTATTCGCAGTTCATCAAGAAGTATCAGAACCAATTGAAAACCCTATTACTTTCGTAGCATATTGGTCTTCATCTTATGAAAGCTTATATACTCTGTATAAACAATCACAGAATCCTTACTATCCCTTAGCAGAAGACAAAATCTCTTGGGATATAGTAAAGAATAATCCTGCTTCACATGAGAAATTAAATTATACCTATCTTAATTCTCAGGTAGAGGGTGCTTGTGAACCCTACAGAAATAGTAAGAATACCATGGTACTGATTGGAGTATATGGTTCTGGTACTGATGCTAATACGAAGGAGTCAGAAAACTATGCAATCATCCCTTATGGAGGTTGTTTCCCTCAACCACTACCCTTTAACTCAGCCTACAATGGGATCATGACCCATTCTATTCAAAGAGTAGAACATGTACTGGAAGGATTCGGAGGTAAAGATGACCAGACTAATGGTATAACTAATCTACAAGAATATCTTACTAATCTGAAGAATGAGCTTATAGAAATGATTAAAAACTCGGCTTCTTCAGTTCCCACTGGATTAATCGCTATGTTTTCAGGTACTACTCCTCCAGATGGTTGGGCATTCTGTGATGGTATGTCTGGTAGACCTAATCTATTGGGTAGATTTGTAGTAGGGTATGATCCAAGTAATCAGGATTATAATACCATTGGTAACATGGGAGGAGAAGCCTTAGTAACTCTTACTTTAGATCAAATACCACCACATAGTCATAAGATTACATTTAAAGAAGAAAAATGGGGAGATAATTCTAACAATAGACCATTCCCTAATCATACTAGGCCTGACTCAGGTTATACAGCAGATACTCAAGTAACCGGAGGAGGTAGTCCTCATGAGAATAGACCTCCTTATTTCGTACTAGCTTATATCATTAAACTATAATTCTATATAAACTTTTAAAATCATTAGGGCTTTTATATTTAAAGAACAGCTAATCGCTTTCGTCCAACACACAAGTGGAATTCTTATTGGGAAATAAGTTACACTGGAAAGGGAACCTCATGCACTGGGTTCCCTTTTTTTTATGTTAGTAATGTAAGTCTTCTTTAGCTTTCTCTTCCCAATATCTTATATCTTCTTTAAGTTCTGAGATATATCTTACCGAAGATTTAGTTCTAGGCATATCAAAAAACTCTACTAATAAAATGTTAGTGATACGAGAACCATCCTTGATTCTCTCTTTAATATAGGGAGGAGGACTAAGCAATATCTCGAAGATCAAATAAGCATCGGGAGATAGGTTCTTCTTCATATATTTATATAACATATCAAGCATTTCTCCTTTAGCTTTCTCTTCTTCTGTATCATCTTCTAGTTCTTTATCATTATCGAATAAATCTTCTAATTGGTAAAGATTCTGATGATATTCTGCTCCCTCCCCATAAGCAGTTCTTAATAAATGATTCTTAAAGGTACTGAGAGAAGCTAGTATCCTTGCTTTTAAATGTTCTTCTTCACAAGTACCGTAATATTTATTAAAGACAAATAACATCTTATCCCAGAAATAAGAACTTATGATATCTGGTGTAACATTAAACCTCCTATTATCAATTTGCTTAGTAAGACGTCTGATAACTGGTTTACAGATTTTATACATCCTATCAAAAGTTTCCTTATCATAATTTTCTTGCATAGGCTTCAACCTATGTATCTCTGATCCGTTGTTGCCATTTTCCTTTATCTTCATAAGTCTATGTTTTAAAATGATATGCAAATATAAGTATAATAAATCAAATATAAAATAATATATTAATAAAGTTCACCTAGAAGCTGAGGATTAGTGAGTACTAGGATGAGAGTCTATATGTACAACTCTAACTGAGACTATAGAAATCTATATGATTATACTTAATTATATTGCAATATGAAAAAAGATAATACCAAGTTTGAATTTGACACCAGCTTTCAATTAGAAATCCTAAGGTATCTCTTAAAGGATAAAGAGGGAGGCTTAATAATCAAAAAGATTAAACCAAGTTACCTAGTTCTGATTGAGCATTCTTTAATTGCCGAGGGCATATTTAAGTTCTTCAAAAAGAAAAACAAGATGCCTTCTAAGAATATCCTTAAAGAAGTTATAAAAGAATTGCTTGAATCTAAAAATTACGTTGACCTGGTTACTAAGGATGATATACCCAATATCCATAAAATAATCGATGACCTATATTCAAATCCCTTGAATGATTCCGAATACATTCGAGAAAAGATATATCAATTCTCTACCTATGTAGAGATGAAGAACTTGAATGATTCTTTTGATTTGGATAACTTCGAACAATATGAAACCTATTCAAGGAAAATAGAAAAGATACTTCAAAACTCAAAACCTAAGAAAGATGATGAACCTATCTTTATGATAAGGGATATTACAGAAAGACAATTCAAACGTCAAGCAGAACCATCTGTAATACCTTGTCCATTTAGACAACTTAATGATATTACCAATGCTGGAGGTTACCCAGAACATTCAGTAAATGTTATTCTCGATAAACCCAAAGCTAAGAAAACTTTCTTCATGGTAAACTTGGCAAGAGGGTATTTAAGAATGAAGAAATCAGTTTTATATATAGATACTGAAAATGGTAAAGAACAAATCATGGACCGATTTATTCAATCCTCTATCAATAAAACTAAGAAGGAATTATACTCTGGTGAGTATGACAAACTCGAAGCTAAACATCTTCGTAAACTTGCAAGATTTGGAGTTGAACTAGTAGTTGAAAGAGTTCCTGCAATGATTACAGATTGCAATTATATAAGGGAACTTATAATCAAGTTAAGAAACCAGGGTATTAATATTAAAGTACTAATGGTGGATTATGCAGGAAAGCTTGCTTCAATTGCCAGAGATAAAGAGGATTTCGACCGTATATCGAATGTATATATCGATATTCAGAACCTAGCAGAAGAGATGGACTTAGATATTGTATGGACTGCTCATCATATTACCAGAGAGGGTAAGAAACATAGAACTACTAGATATGATGAGAATGATATATCTGGTTCTATTGCAATTGTTCGTAATGCCCATACAATAGTTGGTCTTAACTCTACTGAACAAGAAGAAAAAGATGATATACTTCGTTGTGAATTAGTAGTACAAAGAGATGGTTTACCTAGTGGTAGAGCATTATTTAAATGTGATGTTGAAAGGCAAAGATGTGTAGAGTTTACTAAAGAACAACGTAAACAGTACGATGAAATATATGGTGAAAAGCTTGAGGAATCTCTTAAGAAGAAAGGGAATCCTGATGCTAACGAAGATAAGTATAATAAGAAACAAGGAGATATATAAACCTAAAACATTAAGATTATGATTAAGAGATTAGAAGGAATTCAAAAAGGACAGAAGGTTTACTTAGTACCTTCAGATTCAAGATGTACTCCACAGTATGCCGAAGTATATTCAGTGGGTCCCAAGTATATAAAACTTACTGGAGTTAATATAAGTTTAAGGGAGTTCTTCTCTGAAGATGGGAGATCTGCTAAATGGGGAGGATGGGAACTTTTCCTTTCAAAGGAATCCTATGAAGAACATAAAGAATTACTTTCACTCAGGTCACAGGTAGTTACTTTATTTGAGCAAATGGTACTGAAATGCGAAGACCTAGATAAATTACGTAGGCTAAAGAAAAGATATGCCGAATACGATGACCCATTACCATTTTAACCATGAGTAAGATCACTAATGAATTTAAAACCAAGCTCTACAATTATTTTATTAAGAGCTTGGGCGCTTACAAATATAAACACGGTTGGATGAAATTACCCGTATGCCCATTCTGTCATAGGGAACATAAGATGGGAATTAATCTTTCTATGTACCGTACCAATTGTTTTAGATGCAATTATCATATGAATCCTGCTCAACTAGTAATGGATGTTGAGGGATTTGATACTTATGCCGAACTTTTAAAATTTCTAGATAATGGAAACTTTACAGACAAAGCTTTCTCAGAAGAGAAGATTGAATTATCCGATGCTAAGCCCGTCTATCTTCCAGATGGGTTTAAACTCATTAATCAAGGAACATCACAAGTTGCAAGAAGCATTAGAAGTTACATGTCGAGCCGTGGGTTCACTATCGAAGAATTATCAAAACACGGTATCGGATATGTTGCCACTGAGGGACCTTTTTTTGGGTACCTCATCATACCATATTATTATAAGGGCACGCTCAGGTATTACAATGCGAGAAATGTTATTGGACAGGGCCCAAGATACAATAATCCAAATAAAGATATTACGGGACTTGGAAAGGAATTTATTATCTTCAATCAAGATGCCCTCGACATGTATAGTTCGATATTTATCTGTGAAGGAGCAATCAATGCACTTACTATGGGAGACAGGGCTATTGCCACCATGGGTAAGGCAATCAGTGCTTACCAAGTTAACCAGCTTATCAAATCTCCAGTTAATAGATTTATATTACTCCTGGACCCTGATGCCATCAAATATTCAATCAACCTGGCTTTCAAATTGGTCGCTTATAAAAAGGTCAAAGTTATACAATTGCCTGAAGGTAAAGATTGTAACGACCTTCAAAGACCAGCTGTTATGAAACTGGTATATCAAACAAGATATCAATCTTATCAAGATTTATTGAAACTCAGAAACTCCCTGGATTGAGGATTTCCTATTATATTATATAACTTAATATTAGAAACTTATGAAACAATTATTAGAAGCTATAAAAGCTAAATACCTATGCCTCCATGATTGGGAGGTATTACATAAAACTGAATATGTAACTTATTGGGAAATCCTATTAAAGTGTAAGAAGTGCGGTAAACTTAGAAAGAAAAGAGTATGAGAGACCCTTCTATTCATATCACAAAGCATCAATTCGAAAAAATCCTATCTCAGTTAGAGGTATATAATTTTCCGATTGATGCTTTCTTTGTTATTGCACGAAAAGAAGCAATAAATACTAGAGTTGTAGTTGTTACAAACAATAAGACAACTAAGAAAGTTTCTAACATTTTACTAGCATCTAAGGGAGATGCTGCTTTAGTTGCTGATATTATATATGCAACTCGTATAAAACTAAAGCATAGAGGAGTTAGAAAAATAAGAGAAACAGAACCAAGAAATTGGGCGGTATGTAAAAAGATAGCTGAGCTCTGTAATCAATTCTGTGAAGATTTTCAATTGGATACCCGGGAAGGTTTTATTAAATATATCGAACTAGGTATCAAGAAGATGGACGGTAATTACAATAATCTTTTAAACAGGTTATCGGTTATGTCAGAAAAGATATCAGATTTATATTCTGCTACTTTGGAAATGGAAGAGGATTCTGGTAATGCTAAAGCTATACATGATTACTTTATAAAGAGAGTAGCGGATGTTACTGGCATATATGAATCATTCGTTAATCAGCCAGATAAATATATACACTTTGTAAGGTTAGATAAATTTCTATCAGAGAAAGGGTGGGACCCAATTCAATTCATAGATGCTCAATTTGAATCCCTTGCTTGGTGTAATGGTTTACCTGAACCAAGTCAGATGTATAATGACAAGGCTATAGAAAGGTATAATAAATACTTATTTAAACATAAAAATCAATCCTCATCGGAGGCTCCTAAAATAGAAGGAAGTCTCTGGTCAAAAATTAATCAATCATGAAAGCTTTTAAAAATCGTTTAGAAGAAATGGCAGAAGCCACAGTAAATGCTTTGGATTATTCCGATAGCAAAGTAGAATACCCAGATATTTCTATGGTTCAGAAATGGCCTAAGGAAATAATCTTGCCCTTGTATGATTTATATAAAAATACTCGGTATTCAGAATTAGCTTCAATCCTTATGTATACTCAGCATCAGGCTAGGTTTGAAGAAATAGGAGAATTGATGCTTGGTATCGGATTAGTAGAGATGGTACATTATGATAAGCTGGGAGACTTCTTATTAAAAGCTTCTGATGTAATGGACACCGATATACCAGGAAATAATCAGTTAACTGTACATCCCCTAATAGATCTTGGTACTTCGGCAGAATCTGCTTTAAAATTATCATTACAAGCAGAAAAAGAAACTCTAGAAGAATATTATAAAGTATTCGATTCTCTGAATAAAAAAGAAGAGTATATAAAGAGAAGTGATTATATTCCAGTTACCTATCTTATCCAGAAATTCATTGCTGATGAAGAATATCACATTTCTCTTTTAAAGAAAGCTCTGAAAGAATACGAGGATTCCGATGACGAACCTAAGAAATGTAAATCAGTAACAGTAATCATATGAAAATCATAATTCGTAATTGTAACGTTGCAGAATTAGATATACCCCTAAAATATGCAATGAAGTTATATAACGAATTTGCTATCAGACACCCCAATGCCTTTTACCTCCGTACTAGGCAACGGGGTATGCAAAACTGGGATGGCAAAATAAAGTATATAACCAAGACTGGTCAATTTAAGATAGGCTTACTTCCTTCAGTATATAAAAGATGTATTGAACTTGGAATTAAGCCTATCATAGTAGATATGAGACAACCTTTACCAAAAGTCAGTAAAGTTGTAACTCAGATAGGTAAGTATAAATTAAGACCCGAACAAGAGAAAGCTGTTAAGGCAATCTTATCTAATAAACTAGGTGAAACACCTTTTCAGATTGGGGTATTAGATTATACAGTAAATGCAGGTAAAACTCTGATTATGTCTGCCTTATATTTATCATATAAGAAGCAATTAAAGACTTTGCTTATAACTAATGACTCCGATTGGTTAAATCAAGCTAGAGATGAATTTAAGCAATATCTACCGGGAGAAGATATTACCTTTGTTCAAGGTAAAGTTTTAAACTGGAGTAATTTTACCATCGGTATGGTTCAATCTATTTCTCGTAATATGAGATATTATCAGAATGAACTTGCTAAGATTGATATGGTATTAATTGATGAGGCTGACCAAGGAGGTAGTAAGCAATATCAGAATGTGATCACTAGGTTATTTAATACCAGAGTTAGAATCGGATTATCTGGTACCATTTATATGAGTAAGCTTGCCAAAGATAAAGTTAAGAATATGAATTTACGTTGTTTCTTTGGCGATGTACTAGCAGAGTTTAAACTTAAGGACTCGATTAAGAAAGGGTATTCAACAAAGACAATTGTAAAAACAGTAGAAGGTAAACCTTGGTTTGGTAATTGGGAATCAGATTGTATGTCCTATAATGAAATATATGATGATTCCATTACCAATAATAAGATTGCCTGGACCATGGCATTAGATAGGTTGAAATGGAACCTTAATCAAGGTAGATATCCTGCTCTCGTAGTATGTAAGCATATTGCACACTGTGAAAATCTATGCAAATTCTTTAAAAAGAAGCTAGATAATAAATATAATATTGCCTGTGTTCATGTTAATACTCATACTAAATTAAGACAACAGATAATGAAAGATTTTAGGGAAGGTAAAATAGATATCCTTGTATCAACTACAATTATTGCTCGAGGTAAAAACTTTCCTAAGCTCAGATATCTGTTGAATACTGCCAGTATGGATTCTCAAGAAAAATCAATTCAGTTCTTAGGACGATTGGTAAGAAAGGATGAATCCAAATCCAAAGTTTACCTAGATGATTTACATTATCCTGGGAATTATTTAAGTAGGCATGGGAATCATAGAAGAAAGTATTATCAAGATCAAGGACTTAAAGTTATCCGGTTAAGTAAGCTCTGGGATAAGTACCCTAGACATAAGCCTTTTCAAGGATAATAATTTCTGACTATGAGTATATACTTTTTCTCCGTAGGAGGAAAGGTATATTACATGTTACGTTAAGAGGCATTAACCATTAATAATCATAAACAATGAAGATTCTACAAAAAATCAAATCATTATTCAATTGTTCTGTAATACCTCCAGAACATATATTCAATGGTATAGGAATAGAATATATAACTCCTATCAAAAAATCCAGGGATAAGCCTGATGAAGTTCGATATTATTTTATGATTCATTTTCAATCTGGGTTAGTAATCAAAGTTCAGATATATACTTCTGAAATAGAAGTACCACCCATTCTTCTGTCTATCAGGGAACTATTTATAAATGGTATAGGACATTCATATATTACTCTGTATCAAGATGAGATGATGGATGTTCAAATCATAAGATATTATCATAAAGAATTTTAAATTGGGAATTATGGCAAAGAAGAAACAAACTTTACCTGATATCAAGAATCAGGATCCCTTAGAACCTATTAATATTGCAGAACTGGGTTCTAATTCAGACCCTTGTTTTGGTATTGGTTATGATTTATCAACTAAAGAATGTAAACTATGTGGAGACTCAGAATTATGTGCATTCAAGATGTCACAGAATATGAATATCACAAGGAAAGAGCTAGAACAGAAGAATCAATACAAAGATTTGGATGTATTAGAAGACACGGTTGGAATCAAGAAATACATCCGAGGCTTGATTCGGAAAGGGAAAGAAAGAAAAGAAGTTATTACCAAAACCGTTGAGAAATTCGAAGTACCAAGAAAACGTATTAGAGAACTTTATAAAGAATGCAAAAAATAGAAATGATATGGGCTATGTTCAAGGTATACCTTAACAACCCAAATTACTATGTGAAACAAGAGGATATACTTGCTAATGTATGCGGCAATGGAAGCAGAGATGTAAGGAGGATGATGAACTCTCTTGGTATTCACAAGGGAGATCCATCAACATTAACTTATGGCCAACTTTTAAAACAATGCAATATAATATGAACAAATTCAGATTTATCAAAGTAAGAGACGTAAAGTCTCCATCAAGAGGAAACAAAGGAGATGCAGGATTGGATTTCTATATCCCTGAAGATTTAACTCTACAGGATTTAGTAAAAGCTAATCCACAGTTAATATTCCATTGTGAAATACCTGAACCTGGTAAAGTAACACTTGAATATAATTCAAATAACCAGGTACAAGTAATTTACATTTCCCCATTTACCAGAATACTTATCCCATCGGGTATCAAAGGTTTATTAGAACCAAGGTCTTCTATGCTGATGGCAGCAAACAAATCTGGTATATCAACTAAGAAAGGGCTTATCTATACTGCCGAGATAGTAGATTCTCCCTATACTGGAGAGATTCATATCGGTATATATAATACTTCTCATGAGTTTCAAATAATAGAAGCTGGAACCAAGTTAGTACAGTTTATTCATGTACCCATTTATCTTACAGAACCCGAAGAAGTAACTCATGAAGAATTCTACAATGATGCTCAGTATTGGGGAACAAGAGGTAACAATGGATTCGGATCAACCAATTAATAATCATAATATATGGCAACTTTAGATGAACTAGCGAATAGAATATCGGTATTAGAGAATCGGTATTCAACTTTAAACAGTGTAGTGAACGGGCATACTACTGAGATACATAATCTTGATACTAGATTAGATACTGCAGAATCTAAACTAAATAATCATGAGGAACGGATTAAAACTCTAGAAGTTAAAGTAGAAGATCACGAAAGGAGACTTCAACTGATAGAGAATTCTCATATAAAGTATACCGTATCAAGAAAGGTAAAATATCCCAAGAAAGCAGACCAGGGATTCTATCTGTATCTTCCTGAAGATCTTACGATTGATATTCTCATGGAATACAATAACGGAGTAATCAAACAGAAATGGAACTGGTTGAATAGAATCTTCAATCCTCAGGGATTTGGTAAAGTATCATTCGACTTAGATAGAAACAGTGAAGGACACATTAAAACCATCGTTCTTGGTCAGAATACAAGGTTATTAATACCAACTGGTATTCATATTGAAGAATTCACTCCAGTTAAATCCGTACTGAAAGCTGCAAATGAAGAAACTAATTCCATCAACAGTGGGTTAGTATACGGTATAGAAGTACTTGGTCAAGTTCCAGGAGATGAAGTAGTGGTAAGTGTATTCAACCCAACTTCTGAGATTATTGGAATCGAAGCTGGAAGTATATTAGTTCAAGTATTACATTTATTCTCTTATCATACAGTACCAGAAAAAGAATAATTACTATGGATATTTCTAATCTGAAAGAAAAAGCCCCTGAAATCAAACAGGGGCTTGAACTTGAGAATATGTATGAGATTGGCTATCGTCAATTAGACTGTTATAAACCCTTAGAAAGGTTACCAGAATATCCCATGGATATTAACAGTACTAAAAATCAATCTCTTATGAAAACCCTTATATCTCAAGTAGTAGAGGAGTTAATGGAGGGTTATGAATCTACTTCTAATATAAATGATATTCTAGAAAACAAGGGATGGAATACCAATTTATATACTGACGTAGAAGAGATTCAGATAATCAACAATCTACAGAATGCTAATGAAGAACAAGCAGATGCAATAGGATTCTTCTTATCAGCTCTGATATATGCTAATATATTGCCAGAGGATATCTATAGTTGGGCAAACAAAGAACTGACTAAAGGGCAAAAGGCAGTAGAAAACTTAGAAGATGTAATGGCATTCGGCATTCATATGATTTTAGAGATGGATGCCGTTAGTAGTATATTCAAAAATTTCAAGCTAATATCCGAAACAATTGAGGATAAAACTTCCGAGTATATAAAGGGATTCAAGGAAATGAGTCCAAATTTGCATACTGATGAGAAAAATATTTTGTTTCAGATAGTGTATGTTTTGAATCTTGCTAGAAATACTCTTAAGAATCGTACATGGAAACAGTCACCAGTAATAACTAAAGAACTAGAATTCCAGGATAGGCTGGTAGAGGCATTCTATTATTATATGGGATTCCTATCAATAATGGGATTTACTCCATTGGGTATATACGAGCTGTATTTCAAGAAAGAACGGTTGAATGAATGGAGAATCACTACACAATATTAATGAAAGGAGGTATTTGTGTCAGGTTGGAATAAACAATTAAATGGCTTAGAGCTTAATACAGAAGAGCAAATCCATTCATTAGAATTTGCTACTTCACAAGAAGCATGGGAAAAGTTAAATGAAGGATTTCTAAGACTAGAACCATCTTTATTTGCAAAAGGTGCTACCGCAAACAGTGGAGTAGCTGTGGTATATAACGTATTTATAAAAATACGTAAAGCTTGGGTAGACCCAGATTTTGATTATGGTAGATGTTTCAATTATAAAGAGACTAAGTGGACAAGCTTACTGAACAATTACATTGATTTCAATAAGCTTGATTTATTGCGTAGTAAGCTGAGAGTACTAAAAACCAAGTATAATCAGAATTACAATGTTACTTATATGTTTAATAATCATCACGATAACGGTAAACAATGTTTAATTGCTGCTACATTCTCCAAACGATTTGGGGAAGACATACCTGTTATTACAATGGTAATCAGGGCATCCGAGATAACAAAAAGGTTAATCTTCGACTTCTTACTAATACAACGAATGGCGGAATATGTGTACGGACCAGAACAATCAGTACAAATCAATTTATTTGCCACTCAAATGTATGGGAATGTAGAAACACTTCTGATGTATCATACTCATAAACCTTTGAAGAAGGTATTAAAGGGAACTGATAAGGAAAATTCTTGGATAAAGAGGTTGAATGAGGTATTTGATAAATTTCAAAACGGTAAAGAGAAAGATTTCTCTAGTTTTAAGGTATTCTTTAGAAGTTTTAAAGTGCTTCGACCAGATTTATATAAGGAAACATATAAATCTATGAAAGCAAAGGAATTACTTCTTGAATATGAAGATATCGAATATCCCGAGAATGTAATCTCTTACTCTCAACGTAAAGCATATAAGAAGAAACTTTTAAAACAGAAGAAATGAGAATTTATAGCAGTAGTTATGAGTTAATGTCTGAAATGGGCAGAGAACTCAACAGTTATGGTCAAACTGTAAAACCAAAGACTTACCAGAATAAGAATATTGAAGGTAATGAAGATTTTGTAACTAAAGAAATCATTTGCCAACAATATTGCTTAACTTCTTTGCAAGATCCAACGTGGTTATTCTTCTATTCAAGGTCTAGGGAATGGGCAGATGCTGAGTTTAAGGAGAGAACCTATGATTGGATTTCAAATCCAGAAGATATTGGTATAAATCCGGGTGAAGCTTGGAAATTGAGAAAAGATTTATGGGAACAATTCTTGGTAAAGGGTAGATTTGATTACACCTATGCTGAACGCATGTCGGAACCCTTAAGATATCTTATTGAGCTCTTAAAAGAGGACCAAGATACTAGAAAGGCAGTTCTTCCCATATTTAACGGTAGTGGAGAGGATGATACCATCTACTATAATGGTAGTAGACGTATCCCCTGCTCAATGTACTATGACTTTCTTATCCGAGAGAATGGCAAGGGAGAGAAGGTATTACATATTTGCTATCATCAGAGAAGTTCTGATTTTGTTACTCACTTTGGTAATGATGTATACCTTGCATGGAGACTAATGGAATATGTAGCTAAAGAGGTTGGAGTAAAACCAGGTTATTTGTATCACACCATAGACTCATTACATACTTATCAAAAAGACTGGGATAAGTTAGCCAGTTCTCTAAGAGTATTTGAGGATACTATCATATAATACATGCTTTATTTCTATTTTGTTTTGATGTCATTTTCGCAAAATGATTTAAAGTAACTCATATCGGGTTTAAGGAAGTAGGTCTGGGAAGATATACTTCCTTATTTTATTTAAAAAACTTCTAGTATGGAAACGAAATATAAGATTATAACCAATAAACAAGAGCTAAAGAAACTTATCCAATGCTGTAAGCAAACTGGTTATGCTTCTGTAGACTTTGAAACAAATGCAGAACCTCTTTATAACAAAAGCTTTAAACCTACCATACTATCAGTTACTTTTCAACCAGGTTTTGGATGTTCTATACCATTAGATCATTTTGAAACTAAAAAGTATACTTCTAAGGGATGGAACTGGAAAAAGATGCTTCGTAAATTTGGTGAAGAAGTAATTGAAAATCCAAATGTAGTTAAGGTTGCTTGGAATTATAAATTTGATGACCAGATATTTCAGAAGTATAATATCTATTATCGGGGAGTATGTTTGGATGGTATGCTTGCTAAATATCTCTTGAATGAAGAAAAACCCAATGACTTGAAGTCTATGGTAAGAAGGTATTTACCAGAATACGGAGATTATGAAAAGCAAGATAAATTCGATAAGATTCCATGGGATAAAAAAGAAATGGAACCTCTTTGCCACTATGGATGTCAAGATACTGATTATACTCTTAGATTAATGCTTTTCTTCGAAAAGAAGCTAATTGACTTGGGGTTATATAATACTTACCGTAATTTAATCATGACTGCTTCTAGGGTATTAACTTCTGTAGAAAAGAATGGTTTATATGTAGATAGGGCATTCAACCAAGAATTGTTAGATTCCTACTTACCAAAGATAGAAGCAGCTAAGGAAGCAATATATAATTTGCCTAAAGTAAAGAAGTTTACTAAACTATATAATCAATCCAAGATTGAAAAATACATTGCTAAATTAGAGGAAGAGATAGAAAATTTAGACCCTAGAGTAGATAAGAGAAAGATACAATCTAGGGAACAAAAGATTGCTAATATACGAGCAGGAGTTTTTACTACGAAAAAGGAATTAGAGTTAATTAGACCTGTAAGTTTAGGTAGTTCAGTAGATTTACCTCAATTAATGTATTCAGAGGAAGGATTTAATTTTGAGGTAATCAAAAAGAATGATTCTGGTAAACCAAGTACTGATGAAGAAACTCTTACTAACTTAAGATTAACTGTCAAAAAACCTGATTCACCAAAGGCAGTATTCTTGGATAGTTTATTAGAGTTGAGAGGTTTAGAGAAAATGTATAAAACCTATATTGAAGGTTGGCATGAGAAAACCCAAGATGATGATAGATTACATGGAAGATTCCTTATTCATGGAACTACTTCAGGAAGGTTATCTTCAGCAGAACCCAATGCTCAACAAATACCTAAGACTTCAGTAGACCCAAATATAAAGAAGCAATTAGTTGCTCCAAAAGGAACTCTATATATTGCTAGTGACTTTAGTCAAGCAGAGTTAAGAATCATGGCTCACTTATCTGGAGATGAAACTTATCTGAATGCTTTTAACTCTGGTCAGGACCCTCACTTGGCAATTGCTGCTACCAAATATCATGTTCCTTATGAAGAAGCTTTAAAAATATATGAGGATGAAAATCACCCAGATCATAAGATATGGAAGGTAAGGAGAAAGCAAGCTAAACAGATTGCATTTGGACTTATTTATGGAATTGGTGCTAAATTACTAGCAGTAAAATTATCTGACCCCAAATCGGGTATCATAGTTACACCAGAAGAAGCACAAAAGGAAATGGATATATTCTTTGGTCAACATCCCAAGTTAAAAACCTTCTTAAAGAAACAAGAGAAGTTCCTTAGAAAGAATGGGTACTTAGTTTCTTTATTTGGTAGAAAACGAAGATTACCCCAAATTTATTCTTCAGATAGAGGAGAAGAAGCTTATGCTTTACGATTAGCCTTGAATTTCCCTTGTCAATCTGCAGCATCGGATATGTGTTTATTTGGAAGTATATTAATATACTACCTTATGAGACAAGGAAAATTACCTCCTACAAAATCAGTATGCTTAGTCCATGATGCTAATTATCAAATCACTAAACCAGAAAACATAAACACATGGAGTATTTATGAGATGTGGCAAATTTATCGAAACCCATTAACTAAACCCTATTTTGGTTTTCAGATAGATGATGTTACTATGGACATGGATTTTGTCATAGGTAGATCTATGGCAGAAGAACTACCTTTTATTCCTGGATATGATTATAGGAAAATGCTTGAGCCAGATTTTTCAGTAGAAGAATATATGGAAGAACATAAGAAGTATAAACATATACCTATTTCAGAGTATAAGAAACGTTTTAACAAACAAATGAAACAATATGAAGAAGATTTTAAACGGACCCACGGTATGGAGAGCTAAATGCCCAGTATGTGATTGTGAATTTGAATATGATAGTAGTGAAACTCTGAGTATTTTTAATAAAAACAGTGATTATTCTTATTTTAAGGTAGTCATTTGCCCAAGTTGTAAATCTTATATAAATCATTTAGAATCGGTATCTACCGCTACAGAAACGAAAATGGAAGATACTATGACAACATAACTAATTAAAATTTTAGATTATGGAAAATGACACATTAAAGAAAGAGGCTGACAAGGTAATTAATGTAACTTACATGTTATCTGGAGTATTAGAACAATCATTCCAAGAAATGGATGAAATTTTGGATAGATTACACAAAAGACTTCACCATGAAGACCGAAGGTTAATCAACTCTATCCGAAAACATATAAAATTTCTCAATTCAAACATAGAATCACTCAGAACTCATTCACTTTCTAAGATGGATGAAGAAACAGTAGAATGCTTTGATGATACTACTCTTAGATTTTATGTAATCTTCATGAAATTACTTGAAGTTGCTGGTATAGATTACCTTTGCGATTTACGATTATACTCTCTGTATAATCTGTTAGACAAATATCAATCCCTTACTAGTTATCCCAAATTAGATTCTAGGGCTAAGATTGCTTTCCTACAAGTTAAGAGAGATATCGAAAATGGTCAGTATTCTGCAGAAGATATGAAAAACGTTTTTAAGTTGAAAGATGAAAACCGAGATAAATAAACTTAAGGTAGTATTTGAGGGTAGAACCTTAGAAATAGATATTCAAAAGGAATTATCTATCAATGAGAACTTATTAAATTCTCAGCTAAAGGATTCTCCCTCTAGTTATTATATACTTGCTTCATTAAGAGATAAGTATATAAAACAAAGAGATGCTTTAGCAAGAGAAAAAGAGGAAGCATATTCTGCTGCATGGGTATTTATAAAAGATTCCAATGAGAGGTTCAATAATGATTACGTATCTCATAAAGCTAATATAAACCCCAAATATAAATCTATTTGCAAAAGGTATCTAAAGGCTGCAGCTAAAGCTAATAAATTTATAGCTATCTGTAAAGCTTATGAGAGTAGAGAAGGCATCTTAAGAACTCTTAATGCCAATATCCGTAAGTTACAGTAGGAACTATAAAAGATTACTAACTAAATTTTATAAATATGTATAATTTACAACTTATATCAACTCTAGTAGCTAAGAAGCTTGGTAATAGTATTCCAGGTTTACCAGTAGAAAACAAAGTATTGGTATATTCTCCCAAAGAGATTAATACTACTGCTTCTGGTATTATTATTCCGGATATGGTAAAGGAAGGAGTTCCTCGTAAGGGTGTTGTTATTAAATCTGGTGTAATTACAGAAGAATATCAAACTTACAAGGACCACGTGGGAATCGGTCGTATAATCGAATATGGATTGTATGCTGGTAAAGAACATCAATTCGATAAAAACTGTTTACCTCAGGAATTACAACCCTTTTATGAAAAGGGTCTGTTCACCGTATTAGCTTTAAATGAGATTTCATACTCAGAACCCAATAACTTAGATTGATATGATTAAAGATAAAAAGAAAAAGAAATTATCTTCTAGTGGCATGACTACTAAAGATAAAATGTTAGCCCGGAAAAAACAATTAGAATCCAAGGGTAATGGTAGTGGATTGGTATTCCCTAAAGAAGGAACCTTAAGAATGAGAATCAAATCCCCAGGAGATGACCAGGAATTGGGTATTGAATTGATTCAATTCTATCTTAATAAGGATTTGGGAGGAGTTATTTCCCCGGCTACTTTTGATGAACCCTGCCCATTTATGGAAAAGTATCAGGAACTGAAAAACTCAAAAGACCCAGATGATCAGGAACTTGCAAAGATGCTGGTACCAAGAAGAAAATACGTAGTGGGTGGAATAGTATATTCAGATGAGAAAGGTACTAAGGTAGATTATGAGGGAAAAGATAAGGGAGTATTAATCCCAAGATCAGTATACCAGGATATTATCGACCTTTACTTGGATGAAGACGAAGCTGGAGATATGACAGACCCAAGAACTGGATACGATATAAAAATTATCCGTTCTGGTTCAGGTAAGAATGATACTACATATTCTGCTCGTGCATGTAAACCTACTAAACTTGACAAGAAGTATTCAGGTAACGTAGATTTGGAATCCATAGTAAGATCTCAGATTAAAGATTACGATGAACTGGAAGAAATTTTGGCATCATTCTTAAAAGAAGGAAGAGATTCTGATGAAGAGGATGAAAAACCAAAGAAGAAAAAGAAAGGCATTCATAAGGATCACTACATGGATGATGATGAACCTAAGAAGAAAAAGAGAAAGTATAAGTCAGATATTTGATAAATTGGTTTTATAAATGGTTGGTAGAGGAGGTAATTCAAGAAATTGGTTATCTCCTTTATTTATGTTAATACATTACAGTATGGCAAAAGGAAAAGTGGGTTTAAAAGTTCCCTCTAAAAACGAATTACTAAAGAAATATGGGTCATCAATAGTACTTGCTTCTGAAACAAAAGAAACAGGTCTATGGTTACCAAGTACTTTCTTTGCATTGAATTATACCTTTGGTGGAGGAATCCCATTTGGTAAAATCCTAGAAGTAGCAGGAGAAGAATCCTCTGGTAAATCACTTATAGCTTACAACTTTGCTTATTCATGTCAACAACTGGGAGGGCATGTAATATGGGTAGATGCTGAACAATCATGGATGAATTCCTGGGCTCAAACTAATGGAGTTGATCCAGAAAGAGTTACAGTAGTTAATGATACTCGTATTGAAAATGTGGCTGATGCAGTAGCAGACTTAGCCTTATATTTCAGATCTCAGTTAATACACAATGAGCCCATACTTCTGGTAATAGATTCAGTTGCTGCTATGGATTGTGCAGATAACATAGATTCAAAAATGACGGATGCTAAGGCAGAGATGGGAGGTAGAGCAAAGGCTTTGTATAAATACTTCCGTATCAGAAGCGAATTATTTTATCGACTGGGAGTTACACAGATTTATATTAATCAATTAAGAACTGCATTGAATGTTGGGTTCGGAAAAGATAATACAACAACTACAGGAGGCGCAGCACTTAAGTTCTACGCTTCAATCAGAGCTGCTTTCTATTCAGGAAGATCTATCACTGTTAAGCAAAAGGGTAAAGAACGCAAAGCTGGGAAACTCGTCACGGTTCGACTTATTAAAAATAAAGTTGCTCCTCCAAGACCTACAATCAGCAAATGCCCAGTATACTTCAACCCTAAGTTCCATGAGGTTGGATTTGATAGATGCTTTGGATTAGAAGATGTATTGGTAGAAAACGATATAATCGTTAAATCCTCAGGTGGAGTATATAAACTCAAGGATAAAACCCTTGCAAGAGGGGAAGAGAAATTCCAAAAGCTTTTGGAAGAAGACGATGACTTAAGAAGAAAGCTTTTAAGGAAAGCAGATATAAATACTATTGGTACTACTCGTAAGAAACTAGAAGCTCTTACAGAAAACTGTTATCCCATAGATGGAGTAGAATACGAATCCTATAATGAATCAGAAGACGAAGAGGAGGAAGACGATGAGTAAGAAAACAATATTACTAATAGATGGATGTAACTTACTTCACCAAAGTTTCCACAAATTCGAAAAGCTTAAGTCTACCGATGGAAAACCAAGTGGAGCAATATTCGGATTTTTTAGATCATTACATGGGTTCTTACATAGGTGGGACCCAGATGAGGTTATTATAACTTTTGATAATGGACACTCTCCTTATAGAGATGCTTTGTTACCAGATTATAAGGGACATAGGAAAAATATTTCAGTAGATTATGAATCTCTTCAATCTCAAAAACGTATTATTATGGGTATGCTTAAGCTCCTAAGAATTAAATATGTTTTTGATAAGCATAATTCTACTAAATATGAAGGAGATGATTTCTTAGCATACCTAGTTTTAAATAAAAAACCCACTGAGAAGGTAATCATAATATCATCCGATAAGGACTTTAATCAACTTATCGGTAAAGACGTAAAGATAAACAATCCAAGAAAAGATGAGATGATTCATCAGGGTAATTGTAAGGAACTATTCGGATATTCTCCTGAAGAAACAGTAGATTACCTTTCAATGGTGGGGGATACTTCGGATGATATTAAAGGTATACCAGGTATTGGTCCTGTAAAAGCTAGGAAAATATTGGACGAATATGGTACTTTGGATAAATTTCTAGAGCATCATCATCAAACTTCTCATGTAGAGATTGCAGAAAGGAATAAGAAGCTTATAGATTTAAGATTATTTCAAAAAGAAGTACCATTATCCAAGTTACCTATGAAAAAGTTTGCTAATAAGGAGATAAAATACAAGAAATTCAAAGAAGTCTGTATCGAATACTCTTTAGCATCCTTTATGACAAATGAATTTATGAAACCATTTAAAGATTTGTTATCATGAAAAGAATTATGTTTGTAGGGCCAAGTGGAATAGGAAAAACCACTTTGGCAAAGTTCATAGAAACCAAATATGGTATACCCTTTATATCTGGTAGTATGTCAGATTTAATGCCAGATACAAAAGAGATGCACCATGCTGAGTTTTTACACCAAGAATGTGGAGAACTCATAAACAAGGATTATCAATTGTTGAATCTGAGAAATAAGCTTTTCAAGGATAAAGAAACTTTTGTAACAGACCGTAGTTATGTAGATTTAGCAGCTTATTTCATATATAAACAATCTACTCATATCCCAGAATGTGAAGTAGATGCTTTCTTAGATATATGCAAAGATCTTACAGTTCAACAATGTGATTTATTAATATACCTTCCCTTGAGTATGTACAATATGAAAGAATGGCCAATGGAAGACAATAAGAAGAGAATCATAAATAGATATTATCAGGCTCAGATGTCAGATATAATGGGTAACCTGTTAACTCAGTGGAGTACTTTAAGTGTAATAGATATATTAGTAGTACCCCAATTAGATTTCTACGACAGAATACACATGATAATGTCAAGATTAGATTAATATGAAGAAACAAGTAATAGCAATAGTTTTCTCGGATTTACACCTAAATTTATGGGCTAAGTTCAATGAAGACAATAAAAGAACCCTGAATCATTTCAGGGTTTTGTCGATTATACAAGAGAAATGTAAAGAGTATAATTGCCCAGCATTATTCTGTGGAGATTTCTTTCATAAGCCAGAAACCATGGACCAAAGTTTAGCAAAGATATGTTATAATGAATTTAATAAACTGGATAGACTAAATATACTGGCTATAACAGGAAATCATTGCACAAAAGAATTAAGTCAGATTAATAAACATCCTTTTAGTTGGCTTTATTTAGTGGAGAGGTATGGTATAGAAATTATGGATTATCACCATAGACCCATATCTGCCTATCATAAAAATATTATTGTTCATGGAGTTCCTTATGTAGATCATAATATAGGTTTATCGGATTACTTAAAGAATCTAAAATTAGAAAAAGGTAAGAAACATATCCTTATGCTTCATACTGATTATCCTGGAGCAAAAGATACTGATGGTAGGGAGATTGATTCAGTAGAAAATCTAAATCTGAATGTACTGAATAGGTTTGATTTAATCCTTTGCGGTCATATACACAAACCACAAAGATTATCAAAGAAGGTTTATATGATTGGTGCTCCTTTACAACAAAGAAGAACTGATAAAGATTGTAAACTGGGATATTGGAAACTTTATTCGGATTTATCTATGGAATTTATAGAACTGAAAGGATTCCCAAAATTCGTAGATGTTGAATCCGAAGATGAAATTAAGGATGATGGTAATTATTATACCATTTTACCCAAGAAAACTAGTATTCAAGTAAATATAAACCATAAGATTACTAAGCAAGTTTCTAAGAAAACTCTAGCAAAAAGGTATTTAAGGGAGAAAGGCATAAAGGATGATGCTAAGAAACAACTTTTAATTGATACTTTAAACAAAGCTGAATCATGTTGACATTTACAAGGTTAAATATACAGGGATTCTGTTCTATAGATTCCTTCAGTTTACAATTAAACCAAGATTGTACGGTTCTTATCAAAGCTCCTAATGGTTTTGGGAAATCAACTTTACTGAATGCCTTGGTATGGGCATTATATGGGAAAAATATAAAGGGAGTATCTGAGGTAAATACTTGGAAAGAATACCAACCTAAAGATTATAAGGGAACCATGGTAGAAGTATTTTTTCAGAAAAACCAGGATTCATATAAGGTAATCAGATGTCAAAAATTTAAAGATTACCTAGAGGATGGTGCTAAAGGAAATGATAGACTTATCATCATTAAAAATGCCGAGATTATTAATATTAAGGGTAAGAATGAACTACAGAATGCAATCAATAAAGAATTAGGATTATCCTATCTGTTATTCATGAACTCTATCATGTTCGGTCAGGGTATTAAGAGATTAATCCAAGAATCTAATTCGGATAAGAAAAAGCTTTTTGAGGAAGTATTCGATTTAGAATACCTAAATTTAGCAAAGGGTATAGCTAATCAAGATAAGGCAGTTATCTTAAATGAGATTAATCAATTAGAATCCGAATCCCTTTCACTAAAGAAAGAATTAGAGGCCAATAAAGAAGCTTACTTTGATTTGAGGTCAAGGGAGAAATCCTTTAAGAAAGATCTCAGAGAAAAATCTAGGAAACTAAAGGAAGAACGGAAAGACCTAACTGCGTTACTTATTGCAAAACAAAAACATATTTCAGATGAAGTAGATGTAGCAATAGAACAAAAGGTAAGAAATCAAACCAAAGCAGTACAAGAGATAAAGAATCGAATTAAGATAAACAAGGAAACTCTAAGTACTCCCTTAAATGAACTGGTGGATGAGTCCATAGAGTTAATAAAGAATAAACAATATAAGAAAGCCTTGAAAATGCTTACTCCCATCAGTAAAGCATTTAAAGAAAGGGAAGAACTTCAAAGCTTATATGAAGAATCCGTAGAGAGGTTAGATGAACTAGAATTTAACTGCAGTAAGTATAAGACTCTAGTTAAAGAATGTTCCGATATTGCTTCAGATTTGGCAGATATAGACCAGGAAATAAAAGACCTTAAGAATCAGAAACTAAAGGTAATGTCTACTAAATACAAAGAAAGACTAAAAAAGATTCGTAAGGATTTAAGAAAGGTAGATGAAGATTACCATAACCGAGAACTAGAGTTAGAGAATTATAATTGGTTGATAAATGACCCTCTTGGTAACAATGGAATCAAGGCATATCTATTTGATTCATCCCTACATTTATTAAATCGTACTCTAGCTAGTTATTCAGAAGTATTAGGTTTTAGAATTGAGTTTAACATTGATCTTAATTCAACTAGAAAGGATTTTGTTACTCTTATAGAAAGGGATAATCACATTATTGATTATGATGAACTGTCAGGAGGTGAAAAGACTTTGGTAAATCTATGTATGGCTTTCGCAATGCACGAATCTTTAACTGCAAGTAAGGGTATTAATCTGGCATTCTTAGATGAAGTATTTGAATCTCTAAGTTCTGATAACATAGAATTGGTAATAAACCTAATAAAACACATATTCAACGGTAAATCATTATTTTTAATAACACATCACGACTCATTACCTTTATCAAATACTAAGATCCTGCAAGTAGAGAAAATCAAGGGCCTTAGTTATTATAAACCACTATGATCCATAAACAATACAATGAAATTATGGCAAATAGTAAAAAGAAAGGTTCAAGATTTGAACTCAAAGTCTCAAAATGGTTTACGGAATGGACTTCTTTCAAATTCGGCAGAACACCCTACTCTGGTGCAAATCATCAGAGTAGGGATTTGTCTTCTGATATTATGTGTCAGGATGAAAGACATGCTCACAGATGTAAAATCTCAGTAGAATGTAAAAACTACAAGGATATCAAATTTGAGCATGTATTACTTGGTAATAAATCCTGTGATATATTAAAATTCTGGGAACAAGCAAGTAAAGATGCTAAAAGGGCAAAGAAGGTACCCATCTTATGTATGAGATACAATTCAATGTCTGCAAATGAGTTTTTCTTTGTAGTAGGTGTTAAACTTGGAGATATTATTGCCCAGTATGTTACTAAGGTAATGTATATCCAAGTACCTGGGAATACTCTTATGGTATTCATGGCTAGTGAAATATTAAAAGTACCGTACAAGATGATTCACAAACAAGCTAAGTTAATCGTAAAAAATCAGTAATATGAAAAAACGTATCCCATACTCCTATGTAATCTTCTACCTAGAAAGAAAGTATTATCACCTTATCGAGAAAGAGTTAAAAGAAAAGGGATACGAAAATATCAAGGTTATTATCCCAACTCTAGATATACTTAAGAGAACAGTAAAGGGTAAGATGGTATTTGAATCTGTTCCTATACTTTTCAATTATGGTTTTATGAGAATGCCCACAGAGAATGCTTTCTCAAGGCCTTTTTTAAATAAACTAAAACGAAATATCTCAGGTATAAGAACCTTTCTTAAATCTACCGAGACAATGCACGAAAGAAAAAAGAAGGTACGTATTGATAATGCTGAAGACTTCGATGATTTTTCATTAGTTGCAACTTGTTCTAGAAAAGATGTAAGAAGGTTCATAAGATTAGCAAAAGCAAATAAGAAATACTCTGTTGATGATCTTATGAATGTAAAACCTGGTGATTATATCGTTTTAAAAGGGTATCCCTATGAAGGTATAGATGCTACAGTATTAGATGTAAATTACTCTAATAGAACAGTAAAAGTACTAATTTACCCAGAACATGGTAAAATGGAAGTAACTCTTGATTTTGATAGTGTTCTTTACAGTGTATATCAGGATTCAGACCCAGATAAATTACATTGTAATAACTTTGACTATGACCCAAATTCTATTACTTCTGAAAAGATAGAAGAGAACATTAATAAAAGGAGGCGTTAATATGAATGAATACCAAAAGAAAGCATGGGACTGTTTGACTCCAACTGAGCAGCAGTCCCTTTTTCTTCAGTTATCAGAGAGTAAATCCTCTTGGGAAGCTGGAGAGATATTAAAATTATCTCATTATAAGTACCTAGAAATAAAAGAAAGGTCTGAAAAGTTCTTCCGATTATTTTCGGATTTCTTCGAAATACATGAGTCAATATTTAGACCAGATTGCCCATGTGAAAGAAACTTCCAGGATTATATCGAGGCTTGCATAGAAAAAAGGATGAAAAGGAAAGAGGCTCTACTAAATACTGGAGATGCCTCCCAATTAGTTCCTAAGGTAAATACTCGTAATCTAGAAAGAAATATAAGAAGACTACAAGGTTCAGATAATGAATGGGATAAACATTCTCTAGGTTTGATATTAGAATTCGATAGATGGAATAACTTTAGGATATTACCCAGGCAAGTACAGCAACCATCTGCTTTCAAAAGAAGAGCCAATAAGAAAGAAAAGATTTATATCAACTACTTATTAGAGAAAGTACCAGAATGGGTTCATACTAAACTAAGAGAAAGGTTTAAGTATAAGGTAAAGCCTAGTATAAAGAAATGGTGGGTATGTTTAATATCTGAAGATTTATATACTGATGGATATTTATTACTTCCCGTAAGACCTACAGATGAGGTAATGAGGGAATTCAGTAAATTCTACATGTATATATTCGAGGATAAGGATGATGCAGATACATTTGGATTCATGGTATCTAAATTCAATGCCAAGACTACTACTGTAAAACTAGGTCAGAAGTTTTGGCCAGAATATAGATTATGTATCGAAAAGGCTTTGAATTACAATCAGGTAAATAACATGGATTTCAATGTGAAGCAATTGGATATGGCCTATAACACTCACATAAAACGAAAACCAAAGAAGAAACCTCAACCAGGAGCTGCTAGAGTGAAAGAAGACTCCTTCTATTGATCCTCAGCTAATATTAAAATAATAAGTAGAATATTTTTCTATATAATATATAAGTATTATATTTGCATCAGAAAATTAATTAGACAAAATTTTAATATAGACCATATGAAGAATACCAACTTAGACATCCGCTTTAACAAAGCAAATAATATCCTCAACCAATTCAGTGATAGCTGGGAGGATGATAAATTGAACCTATTACCTAATTTCCCAAAAATTAAGGATATGGTATCAAACCACATTACTCAAGAGAATTACTTATGGTTAATCACTTATGATTTACCTAATGATCTCTTCGATAAGATTGATAACATGGGATTAGTTCCCTATGAGTATGTAACTCATGAAGAATTAACTCAAACCTATTACAATCAAAGATTCTAAAACTATGGCAAAAAAGAAAAAAGATAAACCAGCTCCATCAAAGGAAAAACAAAATTTCCTAGGAGCTGCAGGTAGAAACATGAAGTACAAGGATCTCAAAAGAAAGGCAGTAATCCTTGGTATGCCTTTTCCTGATGCTTGTGCTGCAGGAGTATTTGATTTAATCAAGTATATCAGTAACTCCACTAACAAACCCGATAAATCCTTAATTGACCAGTATGATGAATGGGCAGATAAACAATTGGAAGCAATTGGTTATGATAAAACTGACCCAATCCGTAATTCAAGATTAAGATTAGGATTCTTAGGAGAAGAGGGAGAAGATGGTATTCGAAAATTAAAAAGAGTACCAGGTATAAAGAAACCCAAAGAAAAGAAACCTCCAAGAGAAAGAGATTCTTTTAATCTAATCAAGGGTACTAAGAAATCCTACTGTTATGAATTAACCGAAAAGGGATTTGACCAAGAGAGAGTAGTAAGGAGAATGAAAAAGAAATTCCCTGATGCTAATGAGAAATCCATTCAACTCTGGTACAGGGCTGCAAAAAGGAAATTAAATGGTAAAACTAGCAAGGGATAATCGGAAAATATACCCAGACTTAATATATGTATGGACTTGGAGGCCTGATGAATATTGGGGATGGACCAAATATCAATATGCAACAGAAAGCAAATACCGAACCGAGAAGTTGTTATATAAAAAACATATATGTGGTTTAGGATTCTTTTCAAGATACCATGCTAGAAGAACCATAACTCTTTTATTAGGAGTAGATGCCAATTTATACATTCATACTATCAAGGGTAAGAATCTTATAAAACAAGGCATAACTGATTTACCCAAGAAAGGTCATCAATCGATATTCTTTAAGGGTAAGCCAACTAAAATACGAAGATTTATCTTTCCTGCTGAAGCAAGAATGGATAAACATAGGAGAAGGCATTTTGTAGTAAGAATGAATAAAATTTATAAGAAACATGGAAAAAGGGCATTCAACAGGGCATACCAAATTGCATTATACGGGTATAGGGATGAATTCTCACCTGAATATCGAAAGCAAAAGAGATTACAGGTCCATTCTGCTATCCTACAGGAGATACAACAAGCTGAGTCAAGGGGAAAAGAACCAATTTAACCTTGATTGCTTGAATCATCCTCCCAGGATTTGGCAAATAGCATTATTCCTTACCAAGGTATATCATATTAAGTTTAATCGTATCTTATTCAAAAAGGCCTACGATTTCTTAGATGACTTTGGAGAAGCTTCTCTGAAATTTCAGAATCAGGTTATTATCCCAGATAAATATCTCATAAGAGAATTACAATGGGAACTATGGAAACCTCTATCTTATTATAAAATAAGGGATAAGTATGCTTACTTTATGACCAATAGGAAACTAGATTCAGAAATTTGGGTCTACCCAATAAGATTTTCTGATAACTATGAAACTTCGAAAAAAGGAAAATATCAATCATACACAGAAATGATGGGTAAATTGGGTTTTCCAGGTTTAACTAAAATATCATATAGCGATGAACACTAAATTAGAACAACATGGACCATATAATCCATTTGAGGGTAAATCCTTTAAGGTATTAACCTATAATCAAGTGGATCAGGTTATAAATTCTGAAGTAATTGAGATAACTTCACAAGAACAGTTTAATACCGTTCTAGAAAACATAAAACAATTTAATAATGCACATGAATCTTTGGGACCATTCCTAAAGAAGTATAAAAAGCTTATAACTGAGTGATTAACTATATTCATTAACAAACCATTAAAATTAAACAATTATGGCTAAGAAAAAAGAAACTAAGAAAGTTGAACTTAAAGAAGTATCTAGAGTAGAAATCAACGGTAATATCATTATTACTTACGAAGATGGCTCTGTAAAGATTATCCCGGCTCCCATTATGTTGACTGCAGACCAGGCATCCGAAATCTTCGGTTCAGAAGAAGATGAAGACGAAGAAGAGGAGGAAGAATCCGATGATGAGGATGAAGATGATTCTGAAGATGACGAAGATGAAGATGATTCTGAAGATGACGAAGATGAAGATGATTCTGAAGAGGATGAGGAAGACGAAGAAGATGAGGAGGAAGAAGAGGAAGAACTGACTGGAGAAGCTCTTGCTGAAATGGACTTCGAAGAATTGGAAGATGTTTGCGATGACAAAGACCTTGATACTGATCCAGACGACTTCGATGAAGAAGACATTGAGAAACTCCGTAAAGCAATTGCCAAGGAATTAGGTATCAAATTGCCCGCTAAAAAAGAAGCTAAGGGTAAAGGTAAAAAAGGTAAAAAATAATCCATTTACCTAGCATAAAGGGTAGGGATCATCTCCTACCCTAAAAATTAACTACTATTAGGTTATGTAGAAGTCACAACTTATTTATAACACAACTTTTAAAAACTTATTAAGATTATGGCAAAGAAAAAAGAAGACACCAAGAAAAAGGGTGCTAAGGAAAAAGATCCTGAAAAAGAAGCTAAACGCAAAGCTCGTATGGAAGCTATCAAAAACCGTCCTGCAGGTCAAAGACCGAACGGTAAACAAATCGATGTTATCAAGATTTCTGATAACTCAGAAGTTCAGAACTTCGGTTATGCAATCAAAACAAAGAAAGGTGCTCAGGGAGTATTGGTAACTTCAGTATTGGTAGTAGATGGTGCTCCAGTAAACACATCGGTTGCTTTTGTTCCCGGAGAATTGGCAATTAAGTCAAAGAAAGGACATGGTATTATCACTACTCCGAAGTCAAAGAAAGAAAAAGACACTGACGAGGAAGTAGATGAAGAAGAAACTTCTGAAGAAAACGAAGATTAAACTCCATAACGATTATACATTATATCAATTATCCAAAGCCCATTGCCCATAAAGGTGATGGGCTTTTTTATTTTCATAACCTATGGTAACCAAAGAAGAGATAAGAAAGAATATACAAATCATTGCACTTAATAATCTGATAGAAGATTATACTTCATTTCTAGAAGTATGCAAAAATCCCTCAGAAAGGGAATTAACAGAAAACATAATATCAGAAGCTAAGGAAATGATTTTAGAATATCAATCCCAAATAAAAAGGCCACAATGGAAAAAAGATCCTTCTCATCCTTAATTTCACAGATTGCTGAAATATACAAGGATATCAAATACTATAAATACCAAGCTCATATATCCTTGCAGCAGAATAAGCTGGGTGAATATAGGAAACACCAAGCCCATATTATGTATCAGAAAAGAAAACTTTATTCTTTATCACAAAGAGTAAAAGATATTCTTAACAATCCAGTTCTAGAAGTGAAATATATATGGGGAAATGAAACTAAAACCAGTATTTTCTCAGGATTAACTCAAAGAGAGATATCTGATTATCTTCATACTTGTGCAATGGTAAAAGGGATTGAATTAAAAATCCTAGAAATCAAGGAAATCCCTACCTTTAATTCGGATTCATTTCTATAGGTAAATATAAACTCATAAATTAATAAGGATATGACAAAGAAAGTAAAACCTGCTAAAAAAGCAAAGAAACCGGCTGATAAGACTCCGGAAATCACAAAAGCTGCAAAGGCTTTGGAAAACTACCTGAAAGAAAATAACCTGGATCCTGCAAAGGATTGGTCAAAGGACAAAACTCATGGTAAGGCAGTAAAAGAACTTATGGCAAAACTTAACAAGGAAAGAGATAAAGTTGCTGCCCAATATCCTGAGAAAGACACTGCTAATCAGAAGAAGCTGGTAAAAATGAAAAAGGCTTCTGAAGATGAAAAGAAAGCTAAGAAGGAAGCTAAAGCAAAAGAGAAAAAGGAAAAAGCTAGTTCAGGTAGAACAGCAACTAAATACGATTATCCTTTGGTAGACGGAAGAGAAATGACTTCCGAAGAAAAGAAGAAATATCGTATGGCTCAGAGAAAATTGGCTGCAGGTAAGACTCCAAAAGAATCTAAGCCGAAGGAAGAACCTAAGAAGGAATCCAAAAAGGATAAGCCTTCTAAGAAAGATAAAAAGGCCAAAGATTCTAAGAAGAAAAAGGCCAAAGACGAGGATTAATTTCCATTCTTATATTTGTTTTGTTAGTTATTAGTAGTTTTGGGCCTGGCAATAATTTTTGTCCAGGCCCTTTTTATCTCTAAAGTTATGAAAGAAGAAAAAGAAATATTCAAACCCAAACTGCGTATCACTACACTTTCAGAAAATGGTAATCCTTTATCTGATAGATTAGTAGATGCTTGCACTGAGATGTATGCCGGTCCAAAGGTACAACATAAAGGTCCCATAAGAATAGAAGTAACCCTTGTTAATCAACAAGATATTTCTCAATTCAAAGAATACTTGGATAAATTATCTGGTAACTTACCAATCAAAGAATCTGCAGGTAGAGGAAGACCCTCTAATACTCAATCTAAAGAATTGGAATCCCCAAGAGAAGATATCCTTGCTGATGTAGAAAAGATGGTAAATGAAGGCAAAAGCCAACAGGATATTATTAAGTATCTTAGAGATCTTGGATTTGTATTCATCCTTACAGAGGATTTCCTTTATCATTTCCCGGAATTTAAATTCGATAAGAAAGATGTGGGAGAACCCACCAACAATGGCCAATATCTCGATTCTTATTCATGGATGGCAAGATGTATAAAGAGAGCAAAAGATCCTAAGACAGATAAATTTGACCCTATGATTCTATTTGGGTTCAGTATTCTGCAAGGTCCCTCAAAGAAGATCGTTCCCTATCTGTATAAGGAAAGGAAGAAACCCTTTAGGGCTCAGACCGGTAAAACTACTATCTCATTCTCTCAGGCAGAATTTACTAAGTTACCTAAGTATATGTTAGAGGCAGAACGAATTAAATTCTCTACAGAACAAAGGCAATTGCTTATGACTCCGGATAAGAAACCCTCTAAGTTCTTCTTAAGATGGGCATCAGATGCCATATTCCCCGATTCAATCAAGGAAAAGATGGCTGAGATCCTGAAGAGATAATCCACTACCTACCTCAGCAATATTTGCATATTATATATCTGTCTCTTATACACATCTGACGCTGCCGACGAAGGCTTAGGTGT